TTATTTATTTAGTTTGTTCTTTAATTCATTGAATAAATCAGGATTTTCAAGCTCTATCCAGTAGTATTTTTTATATCTACCTCGGTCAAAACTTTGTCTCTTCTCATAGATGATTAGGCATTGTTTATCACAAAGGACTATTACACTAGATTCAAGAAGACAAGCGTATGAGCGAGCCTGCAAAAATGCTTCTTCTATCTCCTGGTTATTCTTCATGTAAAGTTTTGCCTCAATTAAAACCTTTGCTTTTTCTTCGTCTGGCTTATTATCGTAATGCAGAGCATAATCGGGAAATATCCGATGCCCACGTCCTGCATGTATCGGTAATTGCCGAATGTAATCCTTGTTTTCGTACCATCCCATAGAGTTAAGCAGTGGTTCTAACAATTGCTGCTCCACGTCTCGTTCTATTTCTATATTTACATTCTTTGGCATAGTTGGGGCATATAGTTTCGGTAGCGCATCAGTATCAAATCCTTTTGCCTTTATCACCCGTAGAAGTTCGGAATAATCTTCGCTACTCATCCCCCACCCGTTTACTCCTTGGAACTTCTTTCTGATAAGTGAATGTTTTGAAAAGTATTCGTCGGCTTGTAGTTCTTTCAGGCTGACATGAGGAATGTCTATTCTATTGCCAATATAGATACATCCATAATATTGAAATAGAGGATCTATTACACCATCCGTAAGCGATGTCTCTATACATGTGATTGCACTGACTGGAGATGTTTCATAATGGACAAGAATATCTCCTTTTGCTGTATTGGGATTTGATTGCCAAAATTTTGAATCTAAAGATTTATCTTCCGGGTATAATCTACCACCTATAAACCATGCTTGTGATGGCTTGGGAATATCTGTTTTCTCATTTTGGATGTTATTGGGAGCAAAGTCATACAGAAAAGCCCATAATTCTTCTGGAGATAATCCATTTTCTTTCCTGAATTCATAAAAGACTTCACATAATTCCCAATAATAAATGTACCTTCCTTTATAATTGGTCCTGTTAGGTATATTGGGAAGGTCTATATTAAAATAGTCTGCTATTTTGTTTAACTCGAATATCCGGCAAAGAAATAGGTACGGAAAGAAATATTCGGATGCGAACCGTGATAGGACATAAGATATAGGCTGAATGATTCCAAGTATATTCTTGAAGTCATTAGCTGGAAGCCATTGTTTCTCTTCTAGCCTTATACCTAATGTGGCAAGTGATATATATAAATCTTTTGCTTCATCCAATGAAGTGGGTTGGTCATAATCAGATACGCCATAGCAATATATGTTCTCCAACCAATCGTTATATAAATCTTCAGAAATAAAATAAGCATGGGGACAATAACGACTAAACAGGGTATATCCTTTTGCATCTGAAAAGAATTGTATCATTTCTTTTCCAATGGTTGTTTGCTTGTATAAGTTCCATGTATATTGGTTGAATTTCATAGTATTAGCTTATGATTAAAGCTGATTTCGTTTAATCTTCCCTTTTATTATAAACATGGAAAGAATATCTTCCTTGTTTATTTTGGTATCTCCTTTGTAATTAGGGTTGCTTGCTCGAAGAATGATTTTACTTTCATCGTCACTATAATGTATTTGCTTAATTGTACGTAGATCGTTTGCATTACTATTGGTAACGATGAGATAGGCTTCTCCCCATTGAATCACATCAAAATTGAAGATTTGCTTTACAGCTACTATTTCCCCAGCACAGTACTGTGGGTACATTGAATCACCAACGACCGGAATATAAGCGCTGCAGTCATTGAAGTGCTCGTAGTCAATATAAAAGGTGGGATTCTCTGGTGTGTCCATATTCATTGATAGTATTGAGCAAGAAGCTTCTATATCTTCAAAATATGGAACTCCTTTGCCGTTTGTGTTTGTGGGAAAATGTTCTTCGCGAAACATGTTTCCCTTTTCATTTAATAACCAATCAGGATTAACATCATCTATACTATTTAGTATTTTCGTCACAGGTTCTATACCAAAACTTTCACCTGAACGCATTAACTTACGTACATAAACCTCTGTTCTGTCGAGTAGCCTAGCCGCTTCTTTAACGCTGATATTCTTTGATTTAAGTATTTCAGCAAATCTTTCATTTATAGTCATATAGTTAAAAATACTAAATAGTAAGATTAATAATACCAATTAGTTTGCAATTATACTATTTAGTAGTATATTTGCATCATCAATCAATCACGAAGCAAAGGTAGCGTATTGAGTTGATAAATCAAATAGTACATACATATTAAAATACACGATTATGAGCACGAATTTTAAAAATCAGATGAAAGAGGTCATGAGCCTTGCTTGGCAAATGGTTAAGAAGAACGGTTTTTCAATGTCAGAAGCTTTGAAAACAGCCTGGACTAATTTGAAGCTGAAAGCTGAAATGAAAAACCGGATCGTAAAGTTCTACTTTCAGAAAGTCGATGGTTCTGTACGTGAAGCATACGGTACTCTTTGCGAAAAATACATGCCCGCAGTAACCGGTACTGATAAGAGAGCGAAGAACGAAACCGTTCAGACTTATTTCGATACAGAAGTAGGTGAGTTCAGATGCTATAAGAAAGCTAACCTTTTAAAAATTGCATGATTATGACACACTACGAATTAGAACAAGGCTTGAATGCCTTATACAGAGACCTGGACAATGTTCAGAATATGGATGAAGAAACAGCCCGTAGAGTTTACAACGTAGATTGCAAGGCTGATATTATCGAAGTGATACAAGAAGAAATAGAGACTTACCAAGCAATTTTAGGACTTGATGCTAAAGAAGATGATGGTATGGATTACGATGCCCTCTGTATGGTTCAAGGATTGAGCCGATACGCATAACACCCCTACCCTGCTGACGGATTGAACGGCAGCCGATAGCGAGAATCGGACAGGGTACTTTTGATTAGTTCTTTGACATTTTGGTTAATACGAAAAGAAATTCAACCATAGCAGAAATGCCGTGACTGGTTGAAGGTTTGAATTAGTTATAAACATCACTTGGAAGTCCGAAAAGTCTTTATCAGTAAGCATATAGCAGGTTAGGCGAGCTATAACGCTATCTAAGTGATTTAACATATAGCCCTATTGACAGCTTGAAACTGGCAACTGATAGTGAGAATCAGATAGGGCACAAATTTTAAATTATACGATTATGTCACATTATTATTCAAAAGTAGATGCAGATAGTTTATTATCGCTAGTAAATGCATCTGATTGCGTAGAGCATTTCGGTATATCCAGTCTTGTTTCCGAAATGGATGAAACAGAGGTTCTAAACCAAGTCGGTGAAGATACCATAACTAGTTATCTCGAAAATAAGGGTTTTAAAGTAGAAAAGGAAGATTAAGATGAAGTTAATCCAGTTGATTTTATCCATATTTTTAGCCTTATGCGCTATAATTATGTTTTATGGGGCAATCACAACCTACAGCCCAATAAAAACGATCTCTATTATTATAATGGGTATTATATGTGTTGGTTGTTTTGCTTTTGTTAGAATCACCTACACAGAATTACGTAAATAAGCTTTAAAACACCTCATAACAAATAAGAAATGAATAAAATTAAAAAAGAATATTTGGTCAATGTAGATATGCGTTGGTTGATAGACTACGAAGTAAAAGCCTGTTCAGAGACAGAAGCAAAACACCTCGCATGGGAGAAATTCAAAAAGAATCTTCCTAAGAAATGTTTCGAGATCTTGGCAGATAAAAAATAATCTTCAATATAAATTAGATAAAATGAACTATGAGGTAGAAGAGGTGCATATAAGTACAATTCAAGCCGGAGACACTATTTTACATACAGACGGACTGATAAGAACAGTTGACAGTGTGAATATCCGACACAGCTCCTTTATGGGCATTACTCTTTTTGGTGATTCTTATCACCTAGGAAATACTCTTGTAAAACGTTTAAGAATAATAACCGTTAAATAAGATAGATATGAATGAAGCATTAGAACTGCAAATTAAGCGGTTAGAGTTTTGCCGTGACTGTATCGTACTTGATTACGATGCCGGGAGAGAAGAATACAATCGCCTTGAAAGGATAATTGAAGAATTGAAACACCTAAAATCCAAACAGACATCCGCAAAAAGGTAGACCGATAATCTGGCATAAGGTTCCTGCAATAAGTCAGTACTGTGAGTAAGGGAAACCAGCCGGGCGGATTCTGAAAAATATAGTAGTTTTTATCGTGTTTTATTTTGTGTTTGTGTTGTACAGGTGCGCGGTCTGTGAAGATAGCGCATCTTTTTTTTATTGGAAGGAATGGCGGAATTGGCAGACGCGGTAAAGCTTGGCATTCCCGGTTCGAGTCCGGGTTCCTTCACAAAGTTTATTTTATGTTTAACCAATGATGCCGACGAAAAGGACGTCGTAGGGTTTAAGCCCCTGTATTTATTTGATTTTTAAATGTTCTGCATCTATCTCGGTGTCCGTTGATTCGGTATCCGGGAACAAAGTAGCTCGTGAGAGTGAACAGAAGTTTTATTCGTAATTATAGTTTTTACCTCAAGTCCACATCATAGCGTTGGTGTGGTAGATATGGATAAGTGGCGGAATTGGTAGACGCTTAGTTTGATAATACGGCTGGCTAGCCTCGAAGCATGAAAGACGATCGGGGAAGTCAGAACCACAATTGAAACGTACAAACGAAATCTTGCAAATCCCCGTTCGAATCGGGGCTTATCCACAATCACTAATAAAAACAGCTTATGGAAAAAGTAAGTAGCAAAGAAAAAATGAAAACCATGAAGAAAGGAGCAACAATCAAATTGCCAATATCTTCGTTAGAGACAATTCGTAACAATGTATCCATTTTAAATGCTAAACATTACAGCGAAGGCAAGAAATGGAAGTCTGAATCATTCAAAGAAAAAGGCATTGTTATAGTTACCAGGACTGCGTAACCAATCAACTTACACGATTATGGAAAGAGTATTAACAGAACTTACACCTGAATGTGAGGTTACAGCACGAATGTACGCACAGGGGTATGAGAAGAAGGAAATAGCTTCGATGAAATGCAGGGCATTGAGTACGATAAACAACCAACTGCAAGAGGCTTTCAGAATTCTTCGAATTAGAAACGGAAGAGAGCTGGCGACAATGTTTTATGAACGAATGACAGGAATGAAATTTACTATGGACTTCTCTCCTATTACTCGTTCTGCGGTTGCTTGCTGTTTTTTATGCCTTTTTTCTTTTTCACTTTATCACGAACAGAGTGATATGAGAAGGGCAAGAAGAACAAGAGTTGAAACTATTGAAAGAGTAAGGAGGTTAGAATGAACGCAGAAGCAAAACTAAATACTCTCTATCGAATAGGTAGCAGAGTTTCTCTCAATAAAGAGCAGGCTAAAGAGTTTGTAGGTGGTCGCTATAGACTTGAAAAGCTGATAGCAGAAAAGAAAATACGGGCAGAAAAGACCGGAACCACGAAAATGTCTCCTTATGCAATCAATGCTTGTGATGTGCTTCTTTACGCTATTGATTCTAAGGAACAAAGAATATAATTAACCCTTTAAATTTTACGATTATGAGTCTTATCAAAAAAAGTAACGAATTAGTAATCCCTACCACTGTAAAGATGATGATTTACGGTCAAGCCGGTATGGGAAAGAGTACGGTAGCATTGAGTGCCCCGAAACCGTTGTTATTGGATTTCGATAACGGGGTGAAACGTATGAATATGGCACATTTGGAAAACATAGACACAGTACAGGTCACTTCTTGGAGTGATGTTCAACAGGTCTTGCAGGAGGACTTGTCTGCTTATCAGACCATTGTAGTTGATACCATCGGTAAGATGATGGATTTTATCATTACTTATAAATGTGGTAGCCGCCAACCGTCTATCAGGGATTGGAGCGGTATTAATGCTGAGTTTTCTTGGATGACAAGAACGTTATCAAGTTTGAACAAGCATATTATTTTTGTAGCCCACCGTGACACAAGGAAAGAAGGTGATGATACAGTATTCATTCCTGCTTTGCGTGAGAAGTCCTACAACTCCATCGTTACCGAATTGGATTTGCTCGGTTATCTCGAAATGAAAAGCGAAAGAGGCGTTCAAAGACGTACTATCACTTTTGACCCTACTTCAAGAAATGACGGCAAGAACACTTGTAACCTGCCTTCTGCAATGGAAGTACCTACTATTCTTGACAAGAACGGTAATCCGACTACTAAGAATGACTTTATCACCTCGAAGATTATCAATTCATATTTGGGTATGCTTGCGGCAAAGAAAGCGGCACAAGAAAAGTATGATAAGGTGGTTGAGGAAATCAAAGAGAACATTGAAATGATTACCGATGCAGTATCTGCCAATGAATTTGCTTCACGTATTAACGAATTCGAGCACGTTGGCAGTTCTTTGATGATGGCGAGAAGTCTGTTTGCTGCAAAGGTCAAGGCTTTGGGCTTGGTTTATGATAAAGGAACAAAGACTTATGGAAACGCAGCAGCCTAATGAAGTTTGGAAAGATATTCAAGGCTATGAAGGACTCTATCAGGTAAGCTCATTTGGTAGAGTTCGCTCATTGGATAGACTTATTAAAAGCAGGTATGGTAATTCAAGAAGGATAGCGGGCAAGATAATAAAGCCTAATAAAATATGGAGCGGATATTTACGCATATCTCTATGGAGGGAACAAAAAACGGAGTATAAATCTGTTCATAGGCTTGTTGCGGAAACATTTATTCCAAATCCTGAAAACTTTCCATGTGTTAACCATAAAGATGAGGTGAAGAGTAATAATGCTGTTTCTAATTTAGAGTGGTGTACATGGAAATATAATGCTAATTACGGGACCAGAAACGAACGATTTAGCAAAAAAAGAATGAATTGCCCCAGTATTTCAAAATCAGTTATTCAATACCTAAAGGATGGTACAGTGATAAGTGAGTTTGAAAGTACTAAAGAAGCTGAAAGACAGACTGGTATTAATAATGCTAACATTATCAGTTGCTGTATAGGAAGAAAAAGTTTTCATACAGCGGGTGGTTATAAATGGAGGTATGCAAATGAATAAAATATCTTATAAGCTGTATGCAACATTGCTTGACTCATTTCAGAATTATCTGAGTAGTGATATTATTTATCAAAAATACTATGGATTTTCTGATAATCCACCATGTAACGAAGATGAGTTTAGGGAAAAACAATTTCAATCGCTTATTGACCGCATAAATAGAGTTCCTTTTGATAGCGAAGCGGCAGATAGAGGTACTTGTTTCGGTGAAGTGATTGATTGTATGGTAGAGCACAGAAAGTCTGAAATAGTGCAGGTAGAGAAGGTGTATAAGGTTAATAGATTTGGTGCATGTGATGAAATGGGGAAGCCTCTTTATTATGATGAAGAAGAAACAAAGGAAGTTATTGCACTGAAAGCCACTTATAACAACCGTGAGTTTACCTTTCCTATCTCTCTTTGTCGTGAGTTTGCCGATTACTTCAAAGGCGCATTAACCCAACAGAGAGTAGAAGCAATTCTGCCCACGGCTTTCGGCAATGTATTGGTTTACGGTTTCATTGACGAACTGATGCCTACTACCGTTAATGACATCAAGACAACGAGTAGTTACTCTGTTGGAAAGTTTAAGAATCACTTTCAGCATCTTGTTTATCCTTACGCTTTGATGAAGAACGGTTCGGATGTACAGACATTTGAGTATAATATTGTAGAGTTCAACAAAGGCGGTTATGTGGTAGATACCTATACAGAAACATACGTTTTCAACCCAGAACGTGACATACCTATTCTCACTAACCATTGTGAGGAATTTATCCGGTTCTTGGAAGAAAACAGAGAATTAATCAGCGATACTAAAATTTTTGGAGGAGAAAGCTAATGGCAAATCAAGTAACGGGACGGATAATCGAAATCGGGCAGATCGTCCAAATACCATCCAAAACCGGAGGAAATTCATTTACCAAAAGAGAGCTTATTTTGGATGCAACGACTTATGACCCCTATACAGGAGAGCGTAGTGAGTATGAAAATGTTATTCCCTTAGAGTTCTCGGGTGACAAATGCGCAGAACTTGACCGCTTAAAAAATGGTGATGTGGTAACCGTATCATTTGTGCTACAAGGGCGTTCTTGGACGAATCAAGATGGAGAACTTAAACGTATGGCATCTATTCGATGCTATAAAATAGAAGCTCGTGGCGGTGTATCGCAATCTTCACAGGCTGCATCAGTACAACAACCAGCACCACAGCCGACTTATCATCAACCGCAGGATTTTCCGCCTCCGGTTGATGCGAATGGTAATGCAAAGGACGATTTGCCTTTTTAGTGTATGATTTTCGATTTGAAGAATGAATATCAAATACCCAAGTTCAAAGAGTATGTAAATAAGCTGTTTAGTGAACGTGCGGTGGTAGAAGTGAAAAAGAAACTCCCTAACCGCACGCTTGCCCAAAACAGCTACTTACATCTTCTTTTAGGATATTTCGGTAGTGAGTACGGTTGTAGCCTTGACGAAGCCAAAATTGACTTCTATAAGAGAACTTGCAACCGTGATTTGTTTGAACGCAAAACGATCAACAAGAAAGGTGAAGAAGTAACTTATTTACGCAGTTCGGCAGAACTGACAACAGGAGAAATGACTTTATCTATTGAGCGTTTCCGTAATTGGAGCACGGCACAGGCAGATATTTATCTACCGGCTGCTAATGAACATCAAATGCTGATATATGCCCAGCAAGAAATTGAACGTAACAAAGAATTTATTTAACTATGAATATAACAAGAACTATCTCTGAAAAAGTTGCAGAGAAAATGGTAGCACCTATTGGTGCAAAGATCAAATCGCTTTCAGAGGAAAGAACAGACTTGGCAAACAAAGCCATTTCAGATACCCTACCGAAAGATTTGAAAGAGTGCTTTGAAAAATACAAAAGTACGTTTCAGAAAGCATCTTGTGCAACTTTATATAATGGAAAACATGAAGTAAAAGTTGACAAGCTCCTTTATTTCCCAGCTTCAACGACTTGGTACCCTCATGTAGAGGTTGGCAGCCAAACCATTGAACGTATCGACAAATTGAGATTAAAAATAGATAAGTTGACTGAAGAAAAAGAAAAAACGTATGATTCGATTGTTTCAACACTTCTTTCTTTACGAACTTTCAAAAGAGTACAAGAGCAATTTTCAGATGCTTATGAATATTTGAAAGAGTACGAAAATACAGGTGTCTCTATTCCGTCATTACCCATTGACGATATTTTATCTACAATCAAAAAGTATAAATAATTAACATTTTTTATTTATGGATAAATTTTTAGGTCAAGAAATCCCCGAAAAGGATAGATGGCAGTTCTTACAGGACAATGCCGATGCTGTAGAAGAAATTGGCTATACTCACCGTTTTACACCGGATGAATTAGCGCAAAAGAAAGAATCTCTTGCTGAAACCTCAATTCAAATTAATGATATTGAGATTGAGAAAAAAGAAGCTATGGAAGCATTTAAGGCTGAATTAAAGCCTTTAAATGAAAGAAAACAGGAACTTCTTGAAAACATAAAGAAGGGCTCTGAATATGTTGAAAATGAAGAGTGTGTGAAAATTCTCTATCATGAAGAAAAGATGGCCGGGTATTACAACAAGCTTGGTGAGCTGGTTTATTCCCGTCCTATCATGCCGCAGGAAATGCAAAGAACTATTTTTAATATTAATCGTAAAACAGGAACAAATGACTGAAAGTAAATTAAATGTGGTCGTGCCTAAAGACTATAGCGGTGCACCAATCGAAGTAGTATTGAGAGAGGGAACAGCCCCCGAACAACTGGAGATAAAAGAGCCGGAAAAAGTTATGATAGACGGGACGATTGATGCGCCTTACAGATGGTTAGAGAAACGTATCGATTTAATCGACCAAAAGTCGTCCAATATTATCGTGAATCGTGACAAGATGGGGATGATTTTAACGATTAACGAAACAAATTATTACCAAGATGTCATCACCGGAGTACTTCAGCCGTCCAAAGAGATGATAGAGTTCGGCATTAATACCGATAAGAAATGGGAACCTATCAAATTATCGCAGTTTTTAAAGATGCACCGTGCTTTCTTTACCGACAAGTCGCAGAACATGATGCTTGTTTCTACTTTGAAAAACTTCAAGGCAAAAGTAAACCAAGACATCGAACGCAGTAAGGAGGAAAATGGCAGTAAGGTGGATAACTACTCACAGGTGGTTGATTCCAATCTTCCAAAATCTTTCAAACTAAACATCCCTCTTTTCAAAGGTTTTGCCTGTGAAGAGATAGAAGTCGAAATTTACGCTGATGTGGACGGTCGGGATGTTTCTTTATCTCTTGTGTCTGCCGGTGCGAATGAGGCCATCGAGGAATACAAGAATAAAGTCATTGATGAACAGTTGGAGCAGATCAGACAGATTGCACCGGATATTGTAATTATAGAAGTATAAGATGGTTGGTGGTATGGCGGAATTGGTAGACGCTAAAGTGACATGTTTATAGATAGGTTAACCCTAGGCTAAGGTTGTAAAAATAAACGAGCATAGCTGTTTTAAATGTAATAGCAAAAATAACTCCTATCATGCAGGTTCGAATCCTGCTGCCACCACAAGCCTTTATGATGGTCGAAGAAGAAATAGAAACAAATAAGCTTATACATATACGGGCTGCCGGTTGATCCGGCTATACACGACGGAAAGACGCCGAAAATATGTATAAGTGTTTCTATGAAGTATCTGAAGAGTTGTTGTAACGCCCCGGAGAATACGCTTCGGGGCTTTTAATTGGAAAATTATGGATGAAATTATAGCAGGTAAGATTTGCCCCTATTGCGGTAAGCCTACTGAATACGTGGATAGTTCCATAATCTACGGACGTTCCTACGGCATGATTTATCTGTGTCGTGATTGTAGAGCTTACGTTGGTGTACATAAGGGTACAGACCAAGCATTAGGACGTTTGGCAAATGCGGAATTGAGAGAAGCAAAGAAAGAAGCTCACTCCTATTTTGACCAGATTGCCAAAACAGGCCTAATCAATAAGATTTGGAAGAAACACATTCCCAATACCTCGAACAGAAACAAAGCTTACTTATGGCTATCTAATCAACTGAATATACCCCGTGAAGTTTGCCATATAGGAATGTTCGATGTGGATGATTGTAAGCGAGTTGTTAAACTATGTAAACCAATAGTAGAATGCCATACTACATAAAACGAACCAAGGCTAAGAAAAAAGACAAGCCTTTACCTCTGTTTGATAAAGCAGGGGTAACAGTAAAGAAGAAGCCGGATTTGAAAGCTAAACTTGATAAGGAGTTCTCTCTCTTTATCCGGCTTCGTGATTGTATGCCGAACGGATATTTTCGCTGTATCAGTTGCGGACAGATAAAACCGTTTGAGCAAGCCGATTGCGGGCACTACTTCAGTCGTACACATTTGGCGACACGGTTTGATGAGAATAACTGCCATGCCGAATGCCGTCACTGCAATAGGTTCAAAGCTGATCATCTGGAAGGATATCGGATGAATCTGATAGCCAAAATCGGGCAACAGAAATTTGACTTGCTGAAAGTGAAAGCTGCTGGTACTTCTAAGATGTCAGATTTTGAGTACGAGCAACTAATTAAGTATTACAAAGCACTCAGTAAAAAACTACGAAAGGAGAAAGGAATATGAGTTTCGTACTTCGAGATTATCAACAACAAGCATCCGATAAAGCCGTAGCGTTCTTTAATGACAAACTAAAGAAAACGAACGCCATCATGGTGTTACCTACAGGATCGGGAAAGTCTTTAATCATTGCGGATATAGCCGCAAGGCTTGACGGACATACCTTGGTGTTTCAGCCCTCGAAAGAAATTTTAGAGCAAAACTTCAAAAAGCTATGTTCATACGGTATGCTTGATTGCTCCATCTATTCAGCCTCTTTCAACTCAAAGGAGATAAGCCGGATAACCTTTGCCACCATCGGCAGCGTAAAAGGACATCCCAAACTATTTGCACACTTCAAGAACGTGATAATAGATGAGTGCCACTTAGTGAATCCAAAGGAAGGAATGTACAAAGACTTTCTTTCTATATTGAAATGCAAGGTTCTTGGATTAACAGCTACACCTTATAGACTTTCATCCAGTCAGGATTTTGGTTCTATGCTGAAGTTCATCACCCGGACCCGTCCGGCTATTTTCAAAGAAGTTATCTACCACGTACAGGTATCTACTTTATTGGATATGGGTTTTCTTTCTAAGTTGAATTACTACCCAATGAATCCTATGGGATGGAACGAATTGAATTTGAAAGTAAATACCACCGGTGCAGACTATACGGATAAATCAGTTCAGCGGGAATATGAACGAATAGACTTTTATGGTTATCTCGTTCATATCGTACAAAGGCTTATGAATCCAATACAAGGAGGTAAGCGTAAAGGTATCTTAGTCTTTACCCGCTTCTTGAAAGAAGCTGAACGGCTAACATGGTCTATACCTGGATGTGTAATTGTTTCTGGTGAGACTCCAAAGAAAGAGCGCGAGCAGATACTCGAAGCGTTTAAGTCCGGTGAGATTCCGGTAGTAGCGAATGTCGGAGTATTGACTACAGGTTTCGACTATCCCGAACTTGACACTATTGTTATGGCACGTCCTACGATGTCTCTTGCTATGTGGTATCAGATTGTTGGCCGGGCTATCCGTCCGCATCCATCAAAAGAAGCTGGATGGGTTATAGACCTCTGTGGTAATGTCAAACGATTCGGAGAAGTAAAAGACCTTCGATTAGTTGACGGTGGTAATGGTAAGTGGGCTGTCTGGTCCAAAAGTAGGCAATTAACCAATATTTATTTTTAAATTATGGCAAAGAAACCCGAAAAAGAAGTTATTCGTCCAGATACCTGTTCAAAATGTAAGAACGGTGAATTGGTTCCTGTATCTAAAGGAAATCCCCGTGTTGTCTATTGTACCCTGTTGAATAAACGTTTCGTAGCTGACAGTATACGAAACTGTATATATGCGATTTGAATATGAATAGTTATCAACTAATATCCAAACTCCGAAAGGTTCGGGATGATACCTATCTCACTACAGCCGCCCAAGCTCTTTATCACGAACTTGTAGCCATCTGTAATGAAATGAAGTGGAAGGATGTTTTTAAAAAGAAGAACTCTGATTTGTGTTCTATTCTGAATATGTCAGAGAAAACCTTAATAAAATCGAGGGGTGATTTGAGCGATGCCGGATTACTTTACTTCCAATCGACAAAAGACAAGCGAATAGGTTGTTATTACTCATTTACTACTGTAATATCATCCGTCTATTTTCCAGATGAAAGTACAGATGATTCTACAGATGAAAGTTCAGATGATAATAACGAAGGTGGAGAAATACCACCTGTAGAATCATCTGTAGAAACACCTGTAAAATGCTTAGATGATAATTTGGCATCATCTGAACTTTCATCTGGAAAATGTTTAGATGAAACGCAAATCCCACCTATTATAGATATTAAAACTATAAACAAAGAAGAGAGTCTCGCGCATACGCACGAGAGCCCCCCACCCGATAAGAAGAAATCCCGAAAGGAAAAAGGAGATAAAACTCCGTTAGTTTACCCTTTCACTTCGATGGCTTTTATGTCGGCATGGGAAACACTTCGGCAAAGTCCTAAGTGGAAGAAGAAACTCAATTATGCTTTGCAACTTTCGCTAGATAAACTTTCCAAATTCGAGGAAGAGTTTGCCATCCGGCAGATTGAAAGAGCAATTGAATCTAATTGGACGGGAGTCGTATTTACGGGAACTGAACGAGATTATCAAGAATGGTTAAAATTGAAGTATGGAAACAATCAGAAATCAAATCAATCCTCAGAGTGTGCCGTTAAAGTTCGGACGGTCAAGTTATGATGCAGTTGCTTTCAGGAATTCTTCAGCTCTTTTCCGTAGGTGCTGTTTATTGGCATGTCCCGAATTCACTGTTGATGAAAGAAATCGTGATTTTATGAACGAGCTTTTTTTATATCTCATCAAGGGATCGGAAAAACTAGATGGAAACAAAGGTTTATTGCTGTATGGTCCTGTTGGAACTGGTAAATCCACGATCTTGAAAATTATCCAATTGTACGACAGGTATAGCAATGGTAAAGACGAAACCGGATATTACTTATCTGGTGGATTTCCTATTGAATCAGCTACATTCATTTCCAATCAATACACAAGAAAGGGAGTTGATGGTATTTCTAAATACGATGGGTTAAACGGCATTGCCCTAGGTATTGACGAAGTAGGGAAAGAACCAAGGGTAAAATACTTTGGTTCTGAAATGGATATAATACAGTATATTCTCCAATCCAGATATGACAATCGTAGGATATGCAAAACGTTTATGACTACCAATATGCAACCGGAAGAGTTTGAGCCTAAATATGGGGAATATATCGCAGACCGAATCAATGAAATGTTTAATGTAATCGAAATCAAAGGGAAAAGCAGACGATGAAACCTCTTAAATACCTATTTGCAGCAATATCAGTAATAACTATATATGCGGCATTTTATTTTGCTATCTACTGGATAGCTGAGTATTGTTTACGAACTTTAATATAATACAATGAAAAATGTAGAATTGTATAACGATCATTTCCAGAACTACAAAGTTTATGGAATCCCCAAAGCTCAACTAATAATTGCCGATGTCCCTTACAACTTAGGAAATAATGCGTATGCCTCTAATCCCTCATGGTATGTGGATGGTGATAATAAGAACGGAGAAAGCGATAAGGCGGGCAAACAATTCTTTGATACCGATAAAGATTTTCGCCCGGCAGAGTTTATGCACTTCTGTAGCCAAATGCTTGTAAAAGAACCTAAGACTAAAAAAAGTGCACCATGTATGATAATCTTTTGTGAATTTGAAGACCAGTTCCGATATATCGAACTTGGTAAGAGATATGGTTTGGGTAAATACATAAATCTTGTATTTAGAAAAAACTTTTCATCGCAGGTTTTAAAAGCAAACATGAAAGTGGTTGGTAACTGCGAATATGGTCTTTTGTTGTATCGTGACAAGCTTCCAAAGTTTAACAACGACGGACGGATGATATTCAATTGCTTTGATTGGGTACAGGATAATGAAACACCGAAGGTTCACAATACCCAAAAGCCAGTACCATTACTTCGTAGGTTAATAGAGATATTCACCGATAAAGGTGATGTAGTTATCGATCCGTGTGCCGGAAGTGGTTCTACCTTATTAGCAGCCGCCCAACTAGGACGCAGAGCATACGGATTCGAGATTAAGAAGAAGTTCTATGCTGATGCGAATAAATTTGTATTGTCGCAAGTCCAACAGGCGTTATTCCAATAATAAAGCTATGTGTAAGATTGAGTTAGATAAAATATACAATGAAGATTGTATCGAAGGAATGAAACGTATTCCAGATAAAAGCATTGATGCTATAATATGCGATCTTCCGTATGGTACCACACAATGTAGTTGGGATGTGATAATACCTTTCGAACTTCTATGGGAGCAATATAAACGTATCATTAAAGACAATGGGGCTATTGTATTGTTTGGTGCAGAACCTTTTTCCAGCTATTTAAGGCTAAGTAATATTGAGTGGTATAAATATGACTGGGTTTGGGACAAAGTGAAAGGAGTTGGCTTTCTAAATGCTAAGAAGCAACCTCTCCGTAATCATGAATTGATTAGTGTATTCTACAAAAAGCAATGTACCTATAATCCTCAAAAAACATCTGGTCATGAAAGGAAAAAAACTTTCAGATCAAAAAACTGCCAAACAGAAGTGTACGGGACAATGAGTCAAGATTATCATTATGATTCAACAGAAAGGTACCCTCGTAGTATACAAGTCTTTAAAACAGACACACAGAACTCTTCGTTTCATCCTAACCAAAAGCCGATAAAGTTATTAGAGTACCTGGTTATGACTTATACTAACGATGGTGAGACTGTCTTGGATAATTGTATTGGAAGTGGTACCACTGCTGTAGCCTGTATAAATACTAATAGACATTTTATCGGCTTTGAAAAACTGGAGAAATATTATGATATTGCCTGTAAACGTGTATCTGACACTATGCGGGAACCTAAATTAGCAATGTAAATTAATTCAATATAAAATAAAATATGAAACAATCAATTATAGAAGCAGCGCATGAGTACGCTACAGAAAAAACGAAGTTCAGAAAAGACGTCCTAAAAGAAGTTGATGCGGATAACTACGTTTCCCGCCATGCTGACAGTATGGAAGATTTTCAGTGTGGATATAGCTATTGTAAGGAACAATCTCCTTGGATAAGTGTAAAAGATAAGTTGCCAGAACCAGAGCATGAAGTTTTTCTTTATGATAGAGATTCTGTTAAGCATTATGCAATAGGGTGGCTTCGAAAGAAAAAAGGATATTGCAAAAGTAAATGGTTTGTAACAAATGGTTATGTCACCGATGAAAGTATTACCCACTGGATGCCAATACCGAAGTTTAACGTATAACCAGAATAGATATGAAGAAAATCATGTTTAATGATAAATACCGCTTAACACAAGCCGTATTGGAAGGTCGAAAAACTATGACGAGACGTATTTCGGAAGACCAAATACGCAACAGTGTCTTTTGTAAGAGTGGTTATGAAAGCATCCATGGGCATGAAATAAAGCCTAAATACGAAGTTGGCGAAATCGTTGCCATTGCACAAAGCTACAAGGATTCAGGCTATTACCCAGACTCATTAGATAGACATCCGAAAGATTTGAGTATTCGCGGTCTTATGAAGGATTCCGCAGGATGGAATAACAAAATGTTCGTTAAGTCGTATGCTTGTAAGCATCACATAAAGATAACCAATGTAAAAGTAGAGCGTTTGCAAGATATATCCGATGAAGATTGCTTGAAAGAAGGAATTGTTAGGCAAGAGGTAATATCTGATGAATCCCCTTTCCTTTATGCTTATGATGCTTTTTTGAACGGAGATAATAAATACTTTGCTTCTCGCTGGTTTAAGACCCCCAAAGAAGCCTTTGCTGTCCTGATAGGTAAAGTATCTGGCAAAGGTACATGGGAACGTAATTCTTTTGTTTGGGTGTATGAATTTAAACTGTTTGACTAATAACAATAAAAAAAGGAGTCGATATGCGTGAAGATATAATGTACATGATAACCTACCCAAATGGTACACTTGTGATGAATACTCAAAAATATTACCGAAGAGATTGCGTCAGGTACTGGCTGGACGGAACTAATTTGACATGGAAACAGATGTATAAGAAAGGTTTTCGCTGTAAAAAAGTGAAAGTGACATTTGAAATAATTGATTAATAACAAACTAGTAATGAATATGAGAACAATAAAATTCAGAGGTAAAAACTTATATAATAACGAATGGATATTTGGTGACTTGATTCAGTACGAAAGTGGTGAAATGGCTATTTTCAGCAAGAAACTTTCCCAATATGGATGCGAAGCTACTGAAATGTTTAATAGAAGTAAGGTAGAAACTACAACTGTGGGACAATTCACAGGCTTATTCGACAAGAACGGAACAGAAATCTATGAAGGGGATATTCTTCACACTGTTACATTTGGTTTTGAACCAGAAGAATATACAGCTATTATCCTATATGATAATTGTCGTTTTCAACTTTCTAATGGTCGAAATTTATTCTATTTCGGGCAATCTGACCTTACAAGAATGGATGATACTATCGTGATTGGTAATATCTATGATAATCCCGAATTAATTATCCCATAACAAGATAGAAAAGAACATTATGGATACAAATTTATATTCGGTCTGTGAACTGACAGCCGAGCAGAAAAAGGCTTTCAATAAGCTAAAGAAAGCATATAGGGAATGTGAGAAGGAAGGTATTTACTTTGCGAATTGCTACGGTGATTTGATGGCTTTTGATAATAAACTTGTAGCAGGGTATGGAGATGATTCTATGCTGCCGGACGGTGAATATACAGTAAAGCTGTCTGATGGCTGTCCGGCTCATTCTATACGAATTGCCAACGAATGGGCGGACGATACTCACGTATTAGGTTTAACAAAAAAAGGTATGGAGTTGTATTTGTCGGATGAAGAATAACCCTCAAAACAAAAAAGAAAGGAGGCAAACATGTATGAAGTACTAACCGGTGATTGCGATATAAGTGATAATACACTAACAGCCTATTTTGGTGAGAATGGAGATATTTATATAGGAATATCTATTACCGATGAAAATGGGTATAAAACTTTCAGATATGTTAGAATAAATACAAGTGGTGGGAGTTGTCCTACTAATATAAAAATTGCTGCTGCTGAATTGGCAAGGGCATTTGAAGATTATAACGTATAACAAGAAAGATATGAGCAAATATACAGCCAAACAAATTGCAGAATCTGACGATCTGTTTGAAAAGCAAATACATAAAGTCAGAAAGTTCTATTTGAGTCGTAATCCCGATAAAATGATGATGCTTGAAGAAAGAAAAGCCGTTATTAAAGAACGAAATAAAGGTCTTTCCCCGGAATATGACAAGGAGTATTATTGTGGAACTTGTGGAGCTAAAGACGGTGCGGAACATCCTAAAAGCGGATATTGCTTTCACTGTGATACTGATAACTGGATTTCAAAGAATAACTAATAACAAAAAAGAAAGGAATAAATTATGCAAAAAGTAAATTCTCCAGTCGTTTCAGTGAGTCTGAATAGCTATCATCAGCTGTCTGATGTAAATGAGCAAACAGGTCTTTCAAACAATTCCACTGACGCATATCTCCAAAATGAAGAATTATCTTCCATAGGTGAGGGTTTTCAACAAATAGGGGGAACATCGTTGCAGATAGATTTGAGTAAATTTCCCGATGGTACTCAGATTCTGCAAGCCGGTCCGCCACTGATAATAGATATTCCTGACAGTTATATTGAGGCTTTCCGAAATTCGCAGCTAGGCACTGATCGGCAACTATCTTATGAGCACGTAGCAGAGGATTTGCTGATTTATCGCAAAGAACAATCAGATTTCTTAATTGGTAAATTGAAGAGAGATCACACATAGTCTCTTCAAACCAAATAAGCCCAGAAATGTCACCCGAAGATGCTCCGTTTATTAGGCTATGGCAATATTCATGTGAGAATTGATATACCCATCTCCACCATTCATCTCCTTTGGAACTAAGAAATATTAAGTACCCATTTGGAATTTTACAGCACTGAGGGTTTCCTGGACGGTAATCTATCATATACATAATAGACATATCCACCGCCTTTTGTAATGATAAGGAAAAATCATATTGGACGTTTACCAATAACTTGTGGACAATTTCTCTATTGTATAGACCGAAGATATCACTAGAAGGCATGTATAGATTTGATGCAACATTTATAAGTGCTGACATAATGAATGAAATTTTAAAATTCGACAATCGCAAAAATAACAATAAAAACGAAAGGGCGTATCCATTCCAGCAATAATTTTAAAATTCGACACTTTAATCTTTATTCGGATGCGCCCTTTAACTAATAACAAAATAGATATGAAGAAATATAGAGTATATGACTGTTACGGACACAACGTAGCTGTATTTTTTGAAGAAAAAGATGCATCAGACTATTGTAATTGGAAAAACTCTTATAAAGGATGGAAATACTACACGTATGAACCTGCAATTGATTAACGTAAAAAAAGAACAGAAATGGATATAGATAAATTTATTAATAGTACTATCAAAAGCTATGAATGTTATCGAAAGAATTGTGACATTATAGCTAAGGAGGCACAAAGATATATCGACTTTGATAAATTCGTTTCTTGCGAATATATCAATGGCGTAGGACTTAGTATATTGGTAACATTACCTGAAACAGATGATTATACTATTCCCGAATGTGTATGTCCTGTAGTAGGATTCTTTGAATATGCCAAGGGAAAGGATAAATTATCAGTAGATGACATTAAAAAACTATCATTATGAAACAGACATTAGAAGAAGCAGCAAATAGCATCAGCGGTGTACATCCTGATTGGAGTCGATTAGAATGTTTCAGAATAGGATTTAAAGAAGGGCTAAATGGCATGCAAAGCAATCAATAGAGGTCCTTTCCTCTGTTTTAGAAAACTGGGCACATGGCGGTGATGCTGATTGCATCATTGCGGAGTTTGAAGAAAAATTAAACAATAAATAGTATGATATTAAAAGATATAGTAAGCCTATTGGCTAACCGGATAAACCAACCTCGTGTAATAGAGTGCTATTTACGAAAAGTATATGTAAAAGGTTATGAGGCTGGAACTAAGCAATCCCCGTGGATAAGCGTAAAAGATAGGGTTCCTATCCCTGTTATAGAAGTTATAGATGATAATGAATATGGTAGTATAGATGTGCTAGGAGCAATTAAAAACTCACATGGTGACTATGATTATTACATCTGCCGGTATTGGGGGTATAACAAAGAATATAGATGGGAAAATGGAATAACCCCTGATTATTGGATGCCGATACCGAAGTTTAACTAATAAAAATTCTAATGAATAAAGCAAGTAATTAACCCTTTAAAATGATACGGCCAAAGCATTACAATTATCACAACCGATCCCGACCATCCAAGCACGTAAGGACTACATTAATCACTTCCGTCAGGGGAAGCCACTTGAAGGGGGTATCTTCATTGACTTTATCCGGGAAGTGCTTGAAATATGCATCAAACGTAGTCTGCACACTATTCTTTTTGTGATCTTCCATGGCAATCTTTGTATTTTCTGCCACTACCACATGGGCAAGGCTCATTACGATCTATGAATTTTATAGCTTGTTTTAAATTTGTAACAGGAGGAGTATTTACTTGTTGAGGTTCGTTTTTCGGCTTTCCAATGATACGTGATACTGACTCGACTAACTCGGCAAATTTTTGCTCGTAATCTGGGTAAGCATCAATCCAATGAAACTGGTTTAAGATGACACGATTTCCGCCAGTCAAGCGCGTATCATCAATGCGAAATGGGATTATATACTTTTGTTCGGTAAATGCAGCATTAAGCTCGCCTTTAACCCACAGTGACGTGGATGATGATTCTGAAAATATGATTATGAATACTTTGCAATTAATTATTGCTGCATCAATCACATCCGAATATTCTGATCCTGAAGGAATATCGCGAGGAGCAATCCAACATCTAATTTTGTGTTGTTCCAATGTATGACAAATAGCCTGTGCAGCCTTACTGTTTTGAGATGAATAACTTATAAATACATCATGGTTCATAATCGTGTGTTATTGTTTTGCCGTAAATATATGAAAAAGTACACATATTAACTCGATTTTAAAATAAAAAATGAATTTAAACCAACTCCGTGAGAAGATGCACGGGAAAAGGTAATAACCCTCAATACTAAACAAAAAGGAAAATGCTGTCAAGGCATTGCAAGAAGTATTTGAAATTTGGGTGCGAGGCGGTGGTACATGACTTCGGGGGAATTCTCCACGTCTTATAGCTTCGGAACATTCCCAATTGATCGAATATCAGAGAATAAGGTCAGGGTGATGAACTCGAACTCTTTAGGTGATTCGGATTGGCGTATTAAAAAGGTAAATCATCTTCTAAAATATATTTATTATATGAAGGGTACTTCTCATTGAAATCTTCTAGTATAATCCTATTTGCTCCAGTACTAAGACGTTTTCTATGCCGATCATCTACCTCTGAATGGCAACGAACACAAAGACATTCGAGGTTAGTCTCTCGATTATCTATTTTGTTTCCATTTTTATGGTGGGTATGCATATAATGTTGATCAAGAAGGTTAGTTATTTGCAAACCGCATCGTTCACATGTAAATTGATGTAAAGAACGATACGCATGACTTATTTGTTCCCAATTCTTGGTATAGCCAAAGATGTCAACATCAACATCTCCATTTTCATCAGGGAAAATTCCTTCTGTTTGTTTGAGGAACTCTACAAAATCAGTGGAATTATGAATTTTATTAGTTAATTCTCCAGCAAGTATATTGGCACAATAGTTGCATAGTTGTAATCCGAAAACTTCTACTTCATGGCGAACTGCTCTATCTCTTGCAAAGACTTTAATAGGTTCATTATTTGCAAAACGATAAGCGTCTTTGCCATAGAGTTGAAGTGCCTCGCAATTTCTTATATGAAATTTTGGCATTGCTTCTCCATAATCATGAAAATAGAAATTACGCTTATACATGAAACCTTGATGTTCTATCTTGTTGTCATCAATGTAAAAGATGCCGTTTTCTTCAAACTTTATTTTTGTTCCAATATCTTCAGGAAGAACTTCAATTGTTCCTACTGGGGTCCATGGTGATGCTTCTCCAATCTCGATCCCCATAGTCCTAAGCAGGGATTTTAGACGATCAAACTGGTAAAAAGGCTCTTCAGTAATCATAGATATCAGTTTTTATTTTTATTCACGAAGTTTTCAAGTATATCATCGCCACTTGTAACTATTCGGAACTCTACACGCCTAGATTTTTCTTTATCAATCTCCTTACCTGTAGTAATAGTATAATCACCATTACTATCAAGTGATTTGCCATAAGAAAGCCCGTTAGCTGTGAACCAAAATTCAAGTAAGCGTTGTTGCTCTTGAGTGTATCTTTCGAAAACTTCCATTTTTCGGAAATACTTTAATACACTAAGTGAACGTTTTTGGGATAAAATAACATTGGCAATATAAGAATCCATATCATGACTAGGCATCGGTACATTATCTGTATGGCCTTCAATTCGAATTTCTCTAATATTGCTTCGTAAACTATCATTGAGTAAGATGTTGAAATACCTGGGCAGAAAGTTATTGAGGATTTGACAGAAACGAGGTGTCAAATCAGCTGACCCTGAAGCAAAAAGAACAGTTGGCTCCTTGAATTTCATGGAAAGATCTTTGCCAATAGCCATTTGCCATTGTAAAGTATCACCAGCGAATTCTTTAACAAGTTTGTTGTGAAGTTTGTTTTTTGTTTCAATATAATCTGTAAGTACAGTTTGATTCTGTTTTACACGACTGATGTAGGCTATTGCTATGAACAGAAATATAACCATGAGACCTGTCATTAGGTCAGAAACTGACATCCAAACATTAGACTTAGCCATAATTATCTACGATTATTGACGTGTTCAACCATTTTAGTAATACAGTTGTCTAGTTCAGCAAGTGTGGCACCTAACCGATTATAAAATTGGCGATCAAGTGAAGTTAATTGTGTGTTGAGAGTTTGAGATCCTTTTGTGATTATGCTGACTCCTTCTTCCATTTTTTCTTTTGTACCTTTCCAAAACTGTTCGCCATAATCACGGATTTTATTGAGTTCGTCGAGTTTTTCAATAAGAAGTTGAACGCCATCTACAAAATTACGTTGTTTTCGAACCCAATCATTTAAAACTTTCGTAGATTCGTCAAATTGTTCCATATTGTTTTTTGAGAGAGTCGCTGTTTCTTGAAGTTTATTTGAAACATCAATAAATTTTTGGTCTTCAATAATAACCTGATTAAGAGAGTCAATAAGTTGTTTGAGCTTGCCACCTTCACTGACGAGAGTTTTTGTGTCATCACTAACTTTTGTAAGTGTAGTAGAAGTACTTTCAAAATTGTTCGCCATTTCTTTATATTGCTTAGTAAGAGAGGATATCATGTTTTTATTTTCTTGTTGCCAAGTATTGAGTTTCTCTACACTTTGGTTTAGTTGATCGAAATTTTCTTGAATAAGTTTATTAATGAGCGCATTCATCTGTTTCTGAAATTCTTCTGTAACAGTTTTCATTACTTCTACAAGGGCTTCAGTATTGCTCTTTTTCAATAGTTCAGAAAACTCATTGAATTTAGCAACTAAAAGATGATTTGTGGCATCCATTTTATCCTCAATTTCAACTACTTCTGAATGAAGTTTTCCTCCAAACGTTTTAACTTCTTCGGATATTTCTTCTTGGGTGCTACTCATGCCTGAAAGAACGTCAAGCATTTCATTAATGTTATGATTAATGTTTGATAAATCTTTCGTTTGTAGTTGGATATTTGTGAGTGCAGCAGTTTGAGAGGTGGAGTTTTCTTCTACTGTGCCCAGAGATAGAGTAACACTTTCGGCTTTATTTCTAAGGTCGTTGAGAGCTACTTCTTGGCTTCGAGCTAAAATAACCATTGAGTTTATTGCATTTTCTGTATTTGTGTAAGACGTTTGAAGGGAGGTGAGGATATCACTTACAGTACGATAGAATATAGTCTGGTCTTTAGCTTGGTTTTCAGCTTGTTCTCTTAAAGCATTAAGAGTGGTCATGTTACTTTGGCTCATCTGTTGAACTGCCTGGCATATTTGTGATGCTGCATGATTGGCGTCTGAAATGCCACCGTCTGTTTTATCAAAATATGAGTTGGTTATTCTAGACAAAAATAGAGAACCTAACATACCAGCAATTGATGTAAAAAAGGCCGTTTTTAATCCGTCTAATAGTTCGGGAATACTTGTGTCAAGATCATTAGAATTGAAATAAATAAGTCCTGTTGTGATACCATAGAATGTACCTAATACTCCTAATGTAGAAATAATTGAAGGGATATTTTCAACCCAACGACGGTTTGATACTAACTTGCCTTTACTATTTAATCTTCTGATATACCCATAGGATATGAGTGTGCAGAAAATAATTAAGCCAAGGCATAAAATTGTTGACATACTAAGCGAAAAAATCATGATACCGTGTTTTTTATATTATGTTGTACTCTAATTTTTTAATATTTTCCTAGTTAAGAAATCTATTAACGGTTGCAAAGGTAATGAATTTGTTTTAATGAAACGATTTATTTTTCTATTTACCGAAAAGAAACAAATGTTTAACTGTTGTTTTTGCTAACATAATCCATAAACAAATAGATTTCTTTTTCTTATACTATATATTTATAATAAAATATATGTTTTTCAATAGACTATGATGTACTATTAAGCTGATATCGATTTTTTTTGTATATATTTGGAACGATAAGAAGGAAATACTGCTTATTACTTTATAAAGTAAAATGTCTTAATAATATTATTATAAAAAAATGTGTTATGGGTCAAATTTATTCGTATGTGCTAAGATATGATGATGGAGTGGCGCCTAACCCTTATGGTGGTGTCTGTACTTTGGCAATATGCAAGCCTGTCATTAGAAAAAAAGCCCAAGTGGGTGATTGGGTTATTGGAACTGGATCATTTGAATTAGGTTTAGGTGATACTTTGGTTTATGCAATGAAAATAACGGAAGTTTTATCTTTTAAAGAGTATGATATCCTATGCAGATCTAAGTTGCATATTAAAATTCCCCAAATAAATTCTGATGATATAATTGAACGTAGAGGAGATTGTATCTATGATTATTCTAAGGGAGAATCTCCTATACAAAGGGCCGGAGCCCATAATATGTGTGATAGTGAGCGGGATTTAAGTGGAATAAATGTTTTATTATCAACACATTTTTATTATTTTGGTGATTCTGCCATATTTTTGCCGACTAAATTTTTGAATTTTCGAAAAAAAGGGCGTGGGCATAGAATTATAAAAGATCAAAATCTAGTGGATGAATTTGAGGAATGGATCAATAGCTATGAGCTTAATAGACTTTTTGGAGAACCACAGAAAAAGGTACACTCATGTGGTAGTTGTTCGCATAATACAGAAATTAAATTAGAATAAACCTTTTGGATAAAACTAACCATAATTACAATAGTATCATATAAAAGGCAAGATACTAGCCATTTAAATTTCTAATGTGAGGATTTTGATGTTGAATTTCTGTATACATTCTTTCTCCCACAATATATTAATTCTTTGTTCTGGGCTATGATGTAGCAGGAATTTGATATGCCGAATAATTCTTATCAAGGATTATTCGGTTTTTTATGCTTTAATTAAAATATTAGATATATGGATAATAATATTGACAAAAATTTGTATGCTGAATCAATGAAAATAGCATTACGAGTAGATTTTCTTGCTAATAGCGAGGAATTGAGATTATATGCAACTTCTATCTATAACGCTTCAATATGGAGCAGAGAAGTAGACAAGAGAAATAAAGCCATTCGCAAAAGAAATAGGGCTTTAAAATAGAAAGGGAGAACCAGCGAGCACGACCAAGCTTAATTCTCCCAAATCTTACACGATTATGATGCAAATATACTATTTACTTTTAAAATAATCGTGTTATGGAACTGAATTTTGATAGAATTATTCGCTTAAAAAAGATTAGAATCAAGAAATCAGAACTTTCCGAAGAAGAGAATGCAATATCTACGCCTATTCTATCTGATAAAAGCCTTATTTATGAAATCTATAAGGTATTCGCTGAGATACTCAACGAAAGAGATTGTCCCCCATGCCTCGAAAATGTCACCCAAAGAAAGAAGTTCATCTTTATTATCCTATACTTGTTTTCACCCAGTACACTTGCCGGTGGAAAGACTGTTTACGGGATAAGAGGGGAAATTGCAAAGGTTGTTGGCATTCAATCTGAAAGTACAATTTCCAACAACTGCGAAGATGTTGTGTTTCTGTATCAAAATTACGATGATTTTAGCGAGGATATAGACTATCTTTACACAGAAATTATAAATCGTTTGAAATTCAAAGGGCTAATCAATTAATGTGCCGGAGCACTTAACTCCGGCATACTTTGTTTACCAATACCTTAACCAAAATTCATTAAAGATGTCACTTTGAGTATCCGGAGCCCCATTATCTTGAAGTTCGGTTAATGGGATAAGTTCGAAATCATGCAATTGACATATCTCTCTAATAGGTTTCAGGTATTTCTCTTCTTCATGACATGTTATCAACCAGTAGTGCTTAATAACATCTTCATCGTTAGCATAGTCTCTATTAAATTTTTTCTTATATACTTCTAGTTGACACCTAGAAGTTCCATCTTCGTCTGTTGCATTATGAATAGGAGAATACGCCTTATTTTCTATTAATATGGCATGTTTCTCCTTTTGCTCATTGATAGTTAAAACTACATTAACCCATAAATCTATATTATAGCATTGCTTTTCAACCCTGACAGATTCTATATTAGTCAAATTATCAATATTTCTATGAAGTAATTTTCCCAAAATGGCACGCGAGTATTCATATAGTAAAGAATCTGCTGTACTACATGAATTTTGGGCCATTCTTAGCGTCCATGATATAACGTAATCCATAATGGTTTCCAGCTTCCCGTCTTTGTCAACCGTGTCATCACGCATAAATTTTGAGATTTTACTTTCCATATATTATTCTCCTTTCTCTATTTTTATTTTCTTTCCGCAATGAGGGCAAGTGATAGTGTTATCAGCTTTTTCTTCTCCTATTAATTCTGTTATAGATACATTCAAAGCATCAGCAATCTTTAGAATATTATCCAGTGATGGCGAAGATTTGCCGGTTATGATATTACTAACAGCCACCTTTGAGATGCCTACTTGTTCTGCAAGCCATGCAGAAGTGACACCTCTCTCATTCATTGTTTCTTTTATTTTCAATTCCATAAACTATACTTTATTTTGATTACTCTGCAAAGTAATGCAAACTTTATCAAGCAACCTAATATCAATAAAGTCTAATTTATTAAACATTCTTAATTAATAAATAAAACTTTATCAAACCTATTGCATTTAATAAAGTTTACTTTATCTTCGCATCATCAAAAACGAAGTAATAACAATTAAAAAATATACGATTATGGCAACAAAAATGAGTGATAAGGTAAAAGGTGAATTGATTACTAGAATCATGGTTGAAATGAAATCAGCCGCTTTATCGCAAAACAAGCCTTTTGATGAAGGTATTTTCTTTGACCTCATATTTATGAGCGATAAAGAGCTATTGAAAGTTTCAAAACTTTGCGGTATTAAATAATAGTATTAACCAGCAGGGCAAAAGCCCTGCGCAATATAGAAGATTATGAAACTTAGCGAATTACCAATAGACACCCAACAGAGATTAAACGATGAACGCTCAAAATTGAGTAATCGATCAATCAATAATGCAAATGAGGTTTTACTATACAATCAGTCAGGTTCACGTTTCTTTTCTGCAAGAAGGCATCAAAGCTCATGGCAAGACGACAAGGGTAATTATATGCCATTTGGTGGCGGTTCTGAATGGACCGTACGATATGGATGTGTCGGTTTCGCTCGTAAGAAACAAGTGATTGGTTACGATTACGAGTTGGCTGAAGGCAAATTGTACTCTAAATCATCAAATGGCACAGTTATTCCCTCTTCTGTAAAGACCAAGAAAGAAGTTTTGAGCATAGCGAAGTCTATTGGTATATTTATTTTTTAATCCGGTAGCCTTCAGGCTACCACAATACACACGATTATGGCAACATCAGTAATTAAACAAAGAACAATAGAAAAGTTCATCATGTCAGAATTTGTACAAGGCAACTTAAATACAAAAGAGCAAGTAAGCTGTATGCTTATTCTGATCCAAAAGAAGTTGGATATGTCAGTAGAGCAAGCAAGTAACTTTATGAGAAATGCAATTGGTATTAACGCTTAAATATACGATTATGACAAAACAAGAACTTGAAAACAACATGACTAAGGTAGCAGGTATACCGGTTGAAATAACAGTCAGAGGCAAACGCTCTTTTACTTTCTCTTTTGAGGGTAAGAATGAAACAGCAGCAAAGAAGATACAGCAATACTTTGCACCCGTATCGCTTGAATACGACTACGATGAAGAATGTGATCTGACTTGTTTATATATGAATCTTTAATAACACTCTTATGAAAATAGGTACAATACAGGTGCAGATTTATGCCCCTAATTTTTTGGCCTGCCAGCCTGATTTAAACAATCTACCTTTTGCTACAGATGAACGTAATAAAGATAGAGTATTCACCGAAGAAGAATATCACCGCATTTTTAAGAGTTACCCGTATCCATTTGTAGACGGTGTTTATGTACACCGTTTCAAATCAAATGGTTATGATTGTTATACTAAGTACATATTTATCGAACAAATAAATTAAACGATTATGAACTCAATAAACAAAAACGGCTGCAGTGTATGCGCCCCTGGTAAAGAGAACTACTGTACCTATAACACCAAGCTGAAAGGTAAGAAAGTGAGAATGTACCAATATGACTACCGTGCTGAAAGTGGCGAATTATTTACCTGTTGTGCGGCAACCTTAGAAAAGTGCAGAGAAAAACGTGATAAGTGGCTTAGTTTACAACAATAAGACAGTTGTTGTGTATCAGACTAAGATAAATTTCGTTATCTTTGGTTGTGATAGTACCTTTGAGGTATTATCGCGGGTTAGAGCAGTGGGCAGCTCGTCACTTTGACTTGGTGAAGGTCAGCGGTTCGAATCCGTTACCCGCAACTACTTAATTATTAATTTAAAAGACACGATTATGAACATTCTAACGCTTAGTGTTAAGCAAATATATTTCGATGAGATTTTGGCTGGTAAGAAAACGCACGAATACCGCGAAATCAGACCTACCAATGCAAAAAAGTACATAACCTACTTATGTGGTGGTAAAGAATATAAAGCTGATGAAGAACTTCCCGAAGAGGGTGAAATTGAGTTAAAGCCTATCAAGTACGATGCTATTAAATTTCTCACTGGTGAGTACAAAGGCAAACGGCCTTATGCTATTGTAGAGGTTAAAGGTGCAGAAGCTTCGATCCTTACCGATGAAGATGGTAACGATATTGTCTACGAACACCAAGGCGAAGAATACCTAGCAGCCCAAATGGACTATACTTTAGGCGAGGTATTAGAGAAACATATAGATTGATTGTTTAATTTAAAAATTATTGCTGAGTCGCAAGAAGAGTAAACAGAGTAGCCGGACCGCGCAGAAATATGAATGGCGCGGGTGCTGGCGGTAGATTAGTTGCTAATCGTAGGGGTACGGCAAGTGCCACCCAGTTAGGTTCACGTAGACAACGTTACGGTGATCTTCGTGTTTCATTTGGATTATCTGGTGGTTAGCTATGAATAAAGTAGAGCAAGCGAACCGGTATATAGACCTCATTCGGGTAAAATCGAATGAGGCTTTACTGTTTTTATCCTTGGGTAAAGATTCGCTTGTCTTACTTGATTTAATCTATCCAAAGTTTGATCGGATCGTTTGTGTGTTTATGTACTTCGTCAAAGACTTGGAGCACATAAACCGATGGATTGGCTGGACTAAAGCCAAATATCCAAAGATTGAGTTTGTGCAAGCGCCTCACTGGAATCTAACTTACATTCTTCGTGGCGGGTTGTATTGTGTCCCTAATCCAAAGGTGAAGCTGCTGAAACTTGCTGATGTGGTAAAAGCTATGCAGCTAAAGTATGGAGTTTATTACACGTTCTTGGGGATGAAGAAAGCCGATGGCATGAATAGACGTTTGATGCTGAAAGGGTATGAAGCTAACGGATATGAGAACAACGGCTTATGTTATCCTTTGGCTGACTGGACGCAGATGGATATTCTTGCATACATGAGGCAACATGCGTTGCCAGAACCGGTTAGATATTCTTTAAAAGCTAGTTCAGGGGTAGGATTCAATCTTGATTGTATGCTTTGGTTAAAAGAGAACTATCCGCAGGATTTACAACGAATCTATCGGGTATTTCCAATGAGTGAAAGAATTTTATTTGAGTATAATAATAAAAAACAAATAGCCGAGTCAGAAATAGAAGAAGAGGAAGAATGAAAAGTGCTGCCGATATAGGCGTACAAACCAATCGCTTGAGTAATGCCGCAGCTGGTAATCCAGGAAGGCAGGCAAGAATTAACAGTATTGGCGGTGCCATGTATCGTAACCTTAGCCGTTTAAATTATGCAAGAAACGGAAGCGTGTACCAACAATATTCAAGAGCTGCCCGTCAAGGACGCAGTGGTGGATTAGGTTTAAGCAATGGATAACATGGAACTATCAAAGTATATAAAGAGCGAATCGGTAGAACTAAATCGTTCTGCCATTCACTTTGCAAATTATAATCCTCGAAAACTTTCCGATGAATCACGAAAGACATTAAAACGTGGTATCAAGAAATTCGGGTTGGTCGGTGGAATTGTCGTTAATAAGCGTACAGGTCTTACAGTAGTCAGCGGACACCAACGTTTGACTGTTATGGACGAATTGCAGAAGTTCCCTGATAACGACTACCGCATCCGAGTCGACGTAATTGACGTGGACGAAAAGCAGGAGAAGGAACTAAATATTCTGATGAATAACCCAAACGCACAAGGTACCTGGGATTTTGATGCTCTTGCGCAGATTGTTCCTGATATTGATTGGAAAGACGCAGGTCTGACTGATGCTGACCTAAACATGATTGGTGTTGATTATCTGTTGCAGACTGAAGAAGAAAGCTCCATTGCTGATGCTTTGTCTGATATGATGTCACCTGTCACCGAACAGAAAGAAGCCGATAAAGCCGCCAAACAGTTGGAACGTGCCGAAAAAGTAGCCCACATGAAAGAAGTCAAGCAACAAGTCAAGGAGAACGCACAAAAGCAAGCCGAGAACATGGACGCCTATGTGATGTTATCCTTTGATTCCTATAAAGCTAAAGCGGCTTTCTGCAAACGGTTCGGTTATGATCCGGATATGAAGTTTATCAAGGGGGAAGTCTTTGATGAGCAAATTGAAAGAATAGATTAGTAACTTAAAATTAGGAGGAAAGCCGAGTCAGAAGAAGAAAGACGGTGAAACAACTCGAAAATCAATATGAAAGATTGAGAAACAGTGAGCACATGCTTGGAAGAAATGCTTTAAGGAATGAGTTGAGAGTACGAAACGCTTTTATCAATACAAGAAGCAGGATGGAAAAAACAACCTCGAGCAGGGGATTAAGTAACGGATAAATTTATGAATAATAGTGAATCTCAAAATACAAAAGGTCGTGGAGGAAGAAAGCCTAAGTTTGACTATACAAATAAAGACTTTCTTTCTCTCATAGAATCGTATGCAAAAAAGGGATTCACAGATAAGGAAATTGCTTTTGCTGTAGGATTGGCCCCACAGACATTTTGTGAGAAGAAAAGTCAGTACTCTGAATTAAGTGAAGTATTAACGCGCGGGCGGGCGACCATAACTGCAACAGTCCGGGCAAAGTTCCTAGCTATGGCTTTGGGGGGTGTCAAGACGAAAAGTACCACTATACGAAAGATAAAGGATAGGGACGGAAATCTGACAGGTGAAGAAGAAGTTCAAGTTGTAGAAGGTGAGCTGGCGCCCAGTTTGCAGGCGCAGTCTGTTTGGCTCTACCATTACGATGAAGATTGGAGAAAGGTTGAACGTAAGCAGGATGAAGAAGCTGACATTCCTACCGACATAAACCACGGTATCAGTATTGATTCCTGGATTAAAGACAAACTGAAATGATAGAACCCCAGGCGATATACCACCCTCTGTACACCGATAATGAGAAATTCATTATCCTTATCACCGGTGGGCGTGGATGTGAAACACCCACGCAAGAAGTAATAATGTCTGATTTGACGGTAAAGCAAATCAAGGATATTAAAGTAGGCGATTTTGTCATGGGTGATGATGGATGCCCACGAAAGGTAATTGGGACGATGCGAGGACAAAGTGAAATGTTTCGTGTCCAGCAAACAAGTGCGGAAGATTATTTTGTGAATGATGCGCATATAATAAGCTTAAGAAAGAGTGGAGATTCAATTAGAGATGGAAGATATACCGCTTATCCTGAGTTTTTGGATATGCGCATTACCGACTTTGTGAATCAAAGTAAGCGTTTCAGAGACCGTTTCCGTGGCTATAAATCAAACTCAATACCATACATTGAAAAATATGTGAACATTGAGCCTTATCTTCTTGGTGTGTGGTTGGGTGATGGAACAAGCATGTTTCCTCAAGTAACAACCGCTGATTTTGAGATAAAAGACTATTTGCGAGAATATGCGGATAGAAATAATATGAGATTAGCCATAAATGGGATAAGAGGAAATGCCATAACTTATAGACTTGCAAAGAACGGAGGTCTGACAAATCCATTAATGGACACTCTGCGTGAATATAATTTGATTAGTAATAAGCATATTCCACAAGATTATATATCAAATAGCGAAAATGTAAGGCTTGATTTGCTTGCAGGACTTATAGATACGGATGGTTGTATGCTTAGGAATGGGTATGAGATTATTCAAAAGAATGAGAAACTTGCAAAGCAAATAAAATATGTTGCCGACACACTTGGGTTTAGGACAAGTATCAATAAAAAGCTGGCAAGATGTAATGGTAAGGATTGCGGTTTTGTATATCGTGTTTTCATAAACGGAGATGTATGGAGAATCCCGTGCAAGATATCAAGGAATAAAATCAGTAAAGACGAAGTGCGTAAAAATAAGGATTGGCATCTATCTCAGCTTTCAATAGAGTCAGTTGGCATGGGCGATTGGTGTGGTATCTGTCTTGATGGAAATCAACGCTATTTGCACTCAGATGGCACTGTGACACATAATTCGGGGAAATCCTTCAATGCTTCCACCTTCATTGAACGTCTGACCTTTGAAATGACGGAAGCCGAAAAGATAGTGCATCAGGTTCTCTACACCCGCTACACGATGGTTTCCGCTGGTATGTCTATCATTCCCGAAATGATGGAGAAGATAGAGCTAGACGGAACAACTAAGTATTTCAAGACTACCAAGACGGATATAGTCAACAAAATGACTAAGAGCCGTATCATGTTCCGGGGCATCAAGACTTCATCAGGTAATCAGACGGCAAAGCTAAAGTCTATTCAGGGTATCACTACTTTCGTCTGCGATGAAGCGGAAGAGTGGACGAATGAAGAAGAGTTCGATAAAATAATGCTCTCTATCCGCAAGAAGGGTATCCAGAACCGGATTATCATTATAATGAATCCGTGCGATTCCAATCACTTTATCTATAAGAAGTACATTGAGAACACTCACAAGCTTGTAGAGATTGATGGTGTGCAAGTTCAGGTTTCCACCCATCCGAATGTGCTTCATATTCACACTACCTACTTTGACAACTTAAAGAACCTTTCTCCTGAGTTCCTTCGGGAAGTGCAGGAAATGAAAGAGAAGAATCCTGAAAAGTATGCTCACGTGGTTATCGGTCGTTGGGCTGACGTGGCAGAGGGTGCTGTATTCAAGAAGTGGGGTATTATTGACGAATTCCCGCAGGAATGCAAAAAAGTCGGTTTAGGTCTTGACTTTGGTTTCACCAATGATCCAACGGCAGCAATCCGGTGTGGAGTTATTGATAATCGCCTATATCTTGATGAAGTAGACTATCGAACTGGACTGCTGTCATCCGACATTGTTAAATCTATACGTCCTTGGGGATTAAAAACTATAGCTGATAGTGCGGACCCAAGAACCATTCAAGAGATTCATAACGGAGGTGTGAGGATATATGCTGTAAGTAAATACCCCGGTTCTGTTGTAGCGGGTATAGATAAGATGAAGGAGTATGAAATATACATAACCAAACGTTCGTATAACTTACAAAGAGAGTATAGAAAATATGTATGGGCAAAGGATAAAGACGGAAACTATATCAACGAGCCGGAAGACCATGATAATCACGGAATAGATGCCGCTCGTTACTGGGTTTTGGGTGAGCTTCTTGGTAAGATAATAAAGTCACAAAAAGTTTCAAAAGAAGAATTAGGAATTTGGTAAATTTACAGATTATGAATTATATACAGGAATTATTAACACTATTCAGGAATAAGGCCCTTAACTCAATGGGTGTTGAGAGAGACATATTCCAACTTATAAAGGATGGTGATATTAGTACAGCCATCACTCTGATGCAGAATAGGGAGGATGAAGTGGATATCGCTTTAAGTGAGTACAAGCCGGAACTTCACAAGGTTATGAAGCGTCCTAATAAGTTCAGAAAGAACAAAGACCCGTATATCAGCGAGAAGCTTCCCCGGAACAGGCAGCAATTCATCAATGAAGTAGAATTATTCTTTCTTCTTGGTAAACCGATTAAGTGGGAAAAGAAAAACGGCAATGATGATGTTTATCAGATGTTTCTTGACTTCATTGATAAAACGAGGTTTAATGTCACCATGCGCAAAGTAAAGAGGCTTGCCGGAGCGGAAACAGAGAGTGCAAAGCTTTATCATCTATACAGGAACGAAAGTAATCAGGCAGAAGTCAAGGTTGTTGTGCTGGCCCGTTCCACTGGGTATAAACTAAGACCTTTGTTTGACCAGTTTGGCACATTGGTTGCCTTTGCTTTCGGGTATTCCGTTAAATCATCAGGTAAGTCCGTGCAACATTGGGATATTCAAACTAAAGACTTTTATTTCAACTGTAAAAAGGGAACAGTGGGATGGGAGGTGGAGACTTACCAGAACCCTACTGGAAAGATAAACATTATATTCTATCAGCAGGAAAAGGCATGGATGGGTGTGCAACATCGGGCAGAAAGAGAGGAAATGCTTGATTCCAAAACCGGAGATATCAATAACTATTTCTCTGATCCTATGGCGGCAGCTACAGCAGATGTTATCGAAAACTTAAAAGATCCGGATGCAATAGGTACATTGATTCAGTACTATGGGAAAGATTCTAAGTTTGAATACATAGACCCTCCGCTTTCTTCTGAAACACGTGAAGCCGAGAAGAAAGATTTGAAATCATCTATCCTCGAAGACTCCCTTACCCCTGATATGTCTTTTGAAGGAATGAAAGGTATGGGTACTCTTTCGGGAGAAGCCATAAAGAGGGCTTTGATTATCGGCTATATCAAGCGGTTGAAGAATCTTGAGATATATGACATCTTGGTTGACCGAGAAGTAAAGGTTATTATATCAGTATTGAAATTCCTTCATCCAGATAAAGCGAAGCTCCTTGACGAGTTGGTTGTCTCGTTTGAGTTTCAAGAACCATTTGAAGAAGACAGACAAACTCGGTGGTCATCTATTGGTAGTGCTTATTCCAATGGAATAATATCATTGAATACCGCTGTTAGGCTCTTGGGTATAACTGATAAGCCAGATGAAGAGGTAGAAAAGATTCTAAGAGAAGCGGCAGAAAAGAAAAAAATCAGTGAAAAAGAACATCAGCCGACATCTTAGTCATAAAAATTACGAGGGTTATAATTTTCTAATAGGATAAAGAGAACATTTTAATCATGGGAAAGAAGAAAGGTTCAAAGAAAAAAGGTAAAGGCTGTTAGGCCTTCTTTTGGATAGCGGTGATTCGATAGAGTTGCCGTTATTTTTTGTTTATTGGCTAAAATTTATCTCGCAAAAGTTGCTCAACTGATAAACTTTTACTATCTTTGCTACATGAACAGAAAGATAATAGCATACGAAAACTACTATAAAGATTTTTTTGACACCTTGAACAAAGGTGCGCAAGAAAAGGTATTATACGGTTTACTCATGTTAAAGACCGTAGACAGGCTATCTGCTAAATATGTGAAGTCTATTAAAGACGGCCTGTTTGAGTTAAGAATTGAGTGGCAAAGTAATATTTATCGGATTTTCTTCTGTTTTGATGAAGGACAGATTGTGATTTTATTCAATGGCTTTCAGAAGAAAACACAGAAAACGCCCGATAAAGAAATAGATAAGGCATTAAAATTAAAGAAAGAATATTATGAGCGAAAAAGAATTAAAGATGTTTGATGTCGATGCGCAATTAGATGCCGCATTCGGCAAAGAAGGAACCCCGGAGCGTAAAGCTGCTGAGGATAGAGCTAATGCTTTCTTTACAGGTCAACTAATTGAGGAAGCCAGAAAGAAAGCTAATATGACACAGGCGGAGCTTGCTGCAAAGATCGGAACTAATAAGTCTTATATTTCCCGTGTTGAAACAGGAAGAACGGAACCAAAAGTTTCTACTTTTTACCGTATCGCTTCCGCATTGGGATTGAATGTTGAATTGACTCCTGCTATGTGATGGCTAAGATAGAAAATGAGGTAGAACATGATGCAATCTGTCAAAGAATAGAAGAACTTTTTCAATTAGTAGACGATAACACTCCATTGACTGACAGGAATCTTATTGATTTGGATTTATTGTCTGGGCTTGTTGAGGAATATGAGGATGAACATTATCCAATCAAGACTCCTTCTTTGGTTGATGTTATTAAGTTACGCATGTATGAGATGGGGATAAATCAAGCAAAACTATCTGAATTACTTGGTGTAAGCTCATTACATATCAATGATTATCTTACTGGCAGGAGTGAACCTACGTTGAAGGTGGCTCGTGATTTGAGCTTGAAGTTGAATATTGATGCTAATATAGTGTTGGGAGTATAGAACATATCCATAGAAATGAGTGTCGGTTGTGACATTACGCGGTCGGCGCTCATAGACCTTTCAAACAACTGTTTGAGAAAACTTAGAAAGATGTATAATCTTTAGCAAAGAAGTTGTCTGCAACAAATTTGATTTAACAAGGGAATCAAAATAGAATAATAAGATGATATCAACTTGGAAAAAGATCACTGATGCACATATAGTAAATATTTCTCAATTATTAGCAGATCTTAGAATAGTTGCTCATGATTATGATAAAACCAAAAGACGTATTTCTGATATTGGGTTTAATATTTTTCGCTTGACCTCTGATATTTATTATCGTGAAAACTATCATTCAGATGTTATCAAGGCATTTCTTGATCCCACTGAGAAACATAACGAAAAATCGTTGTTCTTACAACTATTCATAGAAATGCTTAATTTGGCCGGGAAAACAATTAAAAAAGATGACTTTAAAGATGCAGAAGTAGTCAGAGAAGAAGGTAAAATCGATATTTTGATAAAATCAGAAACTACTAAAAAAGCTATTATCATTGAGAATAAAATAAATAATGCTGGAGATATGGCTCGTCAACTGCCTCGCTATTATGATTTGGTCTCATCTAATTTTACAATAGATGCTATTGTTTATTTACCTTTAGATAAATCTAAACGGCCTGATGAAAGTAGTTGGACAAAACAGGATAAGATAAATGTGCACCAACATTTAGTAATCATACCTGCTTATTCGTTGGATAATGGCATAAATCTCGTGGATAGCTGGATTAAACTAGCAATATTACAGGCGCAAAATATGAATTGTATAGCCATTTTACGTCAGTATGCAGATTTGATAACATATTTAAATTCAAATATAATGGATACAATAATTTTAGAGAAATTTTATAATTCTTTGATGGATGAAGAGAATCTTAAGACTGCCAAGTCAATCAGAAATATGATGAATGATTTACCCGAATATATGGCAATTAGACTAGAGGATAGATATAAAGAAAATCACTCACCTTTTGCAAAGATTTGGCGATATAAGGGTACCGATATGGTTTTTGAAGGATATACTATTGGAACTTTATATTTTAAAATGGATATTTGGTGCAATGAGGAAGGGTATTATGTTCATTTTTGGGAGCCCAATGAACAATGTGATATTTTAAAATATTTTGAGACTGCTAAATCATTAGTTGGATTTGAATATTATAACAATAATCGGTTTGATATAATCAAACACTTTGATTTTAATAACGAAAATAGCTTATTGGCGTTTATTGATTCATTTTTAGCAGAATTATCACAAAGAGAAAATTCATAATTTACAAATGTCTGATGTAATAAAATAGATTATTTTATTATTCATTCCCCCCGAATAGCTATAATTCATTTTTATAGCATTTTAGGCGTGAATTTGTTACTTCACGCCTTTTTTTATTCTATTTCTCCACAATCTCTTCTTAGTAAATTCTTAACCATCCAATAATCTCCCCTTCCCCACTTACTCACTACTTTTATACCATATTCACAACAATAGTCAACTTGTTGTGAATGGAATGTCTAAATATTAACTAATTATCTGTATTGGTGGTATTTTTACTTCCACAAATTAAACTTCTAACAAATTAATATTTATACAATATGAAAGAAAAGATTTTCAATGCTTTAAAACAAGAGTATAAAGCCCTTGGGTTAAGTGATGAAATTTTGCAGGGACACGCCAATGCACTTGCAGCAATAGGACTTGTAACTGACGAAAACCTTAGTGCTGTCGTTGCCGCTCAAAAGGATTTTTTGACAGGTCTTCAAAGCGGAATTGACAAACGAGTAACAACAGCACGTGAAAAGGCATTAGCTGACGCTAAAAAGACCGAGGACGAAGCGAAAGCAGAAGCCGAGAGAAAGAAAGCTGAGGAAGATGCCAAGAAAGCCGATAAAGACAAACCGGAGTGGCAGAAAGAGATGGAGAAGAGATTTGAAGAGTTCTTAAAAAAGGACACTGAACGGGAAAGTGCATACAAAGCTTTGAAAGAGAAGTATGATATCCTCGAAAAGAAAGATGCTGAATCCGCTAGAGCTAATACGATTTTGTCTAAAGCCAAAGAGTTAGGTATTCCCGAATGGCGTATCAAAGAGGGGTTTGCTATTTCTGCAGAAGCGGATGAAGCAGCAATCAACTCACACCTTACTACAGTCGCAACAAACCTAAAGACGGCAAATTTACCAAGCAATAGACTGGGACACGTCCTTGATGACGGGAAACCGTCTAAGGAACAGATTTCAGACATTGCAAATTCTTTAATCCATTAAAAATTGAAAGATGACAAAAGTAAATCTAAACAATGAACCGAACGAGATTATCACAGGAAATGATAACATCGTTATTGCTAAATACCTTGACGGTATTGACGGCGGGCGTTCTTTGGATGTGACCGGTTATCCGTTGACTGTAATCAAAGCAGGTGTTCCTGCCATTACGGATGGTGCTGGCACCTACAAACCTATGCCCATGAATGAAGACAAGACGGCATTCGGTACTCTTCCTGACGGATATTCCTATGCGGGAATTATCAGAGGTACCATCCGTGTCGCCAAACCTTTTGCAGCTATTATGACAAGAGGTAGAGTTAATATGGCAGCAGCCCCATACGCTTACGATACCATTCTTACAGCGTTAAAAGTGGCTTTGCCTTTGGTTGAATTTAGAAAAGACGAGGAAGCATAATGGAAAAATCATTTTATTTCGAGTACGCTCAAAAGTTCTTTCCTCAGTTGGTGTTATCTATTGTTGAGAAGATAAATGAAAGAAACAAGACTAAGCAGACTTATATGTATAAAGATCTGCTTAATCCGGATTTCTCTGCTGATGGGAAGTGGGCCAGCATATTAGCTGATTACAGCCGTGTGGCTGCCGATGTTGTATCTTTGGATTCAGAACTCCCGCTGAAAAAGCGCGATTCGCTTTCCACTGCAACAGGTGATATCCCCAAATTGGGAATGAAGCTTTATCTGACAGAAAAGCAGATGAAGGATGTGGATAATATGATTGCACAGGGCTTGCCTGTAAATCTTATCATCAATAAAATCTTTGCTGATACTCCGCGGTGCCTTGAAGGAGTTTGGGAACGTATTGAAGACATGTTCCTTTCCGGTCTTTCCACCGGTGTTGCCCTTTCCACGAGAAACAATGGTACAGGCATCAGACTGTCTTACGGGTATAAGGATGAAAATCAATTTGGCGTAGCTAAATTGTGGAGTGACGCAAGCGCAAATGTAATCAATGACATCAAGCGTGTTATGGACAAGGCTGATGATGATAGTAATACTATCACTGACGTTTGGGCTGACGATACATGGCTGAATGCTTTCTATACCAATCAGCAGGCGAGAGAACAGTGGGCTTTCATCAATAAGTTCGTTGGCACATCCGTTCCTGCTCTTGATTTGGACGCGGCCACTGAAACGCTGAAAAAGAAGTTCGGTATTACTCTTCATCGTGTAAACCGCAAGATTAAGACGGAAATTAACGGTGTGCGCCAGTCTCATAAGCCTTGGAAGGATGGCACGGCTGTATTTACCTGTGATGAGAAATTAGGCTCTTTGGTATGGACTACCCTTGCTGAACAGACAAGACCGGTTGCCGGTGTCGTTTATCAGACTGCTGATGATTTCATCCTTTTGTCGAAGTATGCGAAGAACGATCCGCTTCAGGAGTTTACTTCCTCACAGGCTATGGTTGTTCCGGTAATTGACAATGTGGATAGAATTTATTGTTTGGACTCTAAAACTGTACAGGCATGAAAGTAAAAGTTATCAGTGTTTTCCGTGACAAGTTCACCAGCCGGTTATACAGTCCGGATGAATTGATCGAAATTGAGGATGATGCCCGTGTCGAAAACTTGGTGGATCTTAAACTTGTCGAACCTATTGAAGAGAAGAAAGCTGTAAAGGTTTCCGAAGAAAAGAAGGAGGCAAAAATCTCTCTCTTTGAAAAGGAGTTCGAGAAAAAGGCTTTGATTGATGCTTTGAAGTCCATCGGTGTACAGGCAGCCGGCAACATGAAAGAGGAAACTCTTTTGGCTAAGGTTGCAGAACTTGACGAAGAATCCACCGCAAAGCTGAAAGAAGCATTGGGAATTGAGTAAAAGCAAGGGTGTCGTGATTTGCGACGCCCCTGCATTGTCTAATTTTATAAATCAGTAAAGAAATGAAGAATTTTGTTTTTGCCTTATGTGGCTTTTTAATGATGACTTTGATGTCATTGAACGTACAGGCCTCCGTGAGTGAACCTATTCTGTCCAAATCAGATGTTTCGGTGAATGTCGGTCTACCAATGGTTCAGAATGATGTCGTTACATTCATTCCGATGGATTACTTGGTAGTGACAGCTCCACAGCCTGTATTTATGATGGCGGAAAGTCCTGCCATGCAAAGTGTAACAACCATGAACACGTTTATAGAGGAAAAACAGGTTATAGTTCCTAAGTGTCCGTTCCGGTATGTATATAAATCGAAGTATTGTACGCATTATAGCTACGCTGCATATAGTAAACTGATTACACCATATTAACATGACGGTAAACGACTACATACAGCAGAAGTTCCAGACTTTTGGCATTCAGTTGTCGAAGGCTGATCTTTTGGATATGTGTCTGAACTCAAAGATAAGCGGAGAGGATGAGATGAATGAGGATAACCGCATGCAGGTGTCGGTGGCTATCGCAAAGTTCATCCCCTCTCTCCTACTCCGTGCCACTTCAATCAGCGAAAGTGGTTTCTCTATGTCTTGGAATATCCAGGGAATTAAGGATTACTATACAGTATTATGCCGTGAGTATGATTTACCCAATGCGTTAGGGAATAGGATTAAAGTACTTGATATAGCAGATTATTTATGATACAGTTCAGACCTCATATATTGCAATACCAAGTAAACACTGGAGGTTATGAAGACAATAACGGTGATTATCATCCCGGTACATCTTCATTTGAAGGTAGCATTCTCTGCCGATATGAACCGAACGGGAAAGCCAATACAATAGCCTTCGAAGATGGGAAAACTTATGTGTATCAGTATGTAGTCTATTTGAATCAGGACTGTAGAGAGTTCAAATGTGGCGATATTATCCGACTTCTGAATAATGGGGCTGTTGTAGCTGAAAAGCAGGTTCAAGGATTCCACAGAGGGCAACTAAATGCAAAGTTATGGCTATAAGAATGACTACATCAATGAGTGAAATTGACGCTTTGATTAAAGCAGAAACTGAACGGGTAGATAAAATAGCTATTCAGGCTCTCTCAAATTTGGGTGATATGTGTGTCGCTGAAGCTAGAGATAGAGCACAAGAAGAAAGCTGGTTCAATCAAACTGGTAATCTAAGAAGTTCTGTAGGTTATGTGGTTGTCGCTCATGGTCGTATTGTTAAAAGCTCTGATTTTGGAACTGTACTTCATGGCTCGGAAGGTTCAAGGTTAGGAAAGGTTTTAGCTGAGGAACGTGCGAAGAAGTATTCAAACGGTTATGCTCTTATCGTTGTTGCTGGAATGAACTATGCCGAACTTGTAGAAGCCAGAGACAATAAATCTGTTCTTGCATCTGCTGAACTATTAGCACATGCAGAATTTTACAATGTGATGGAGAAACTTAGAAATCAAGTTGCGAAATGAAATCGGATATAGAAATAAAGGACGCGATTTATGCGGTTATAAAAGGCTCTTCTTTAGAAAAAGCTGTTACCGGAAAGTTGAAGAAAACAAAACGCCCTACCGATTCAGACAAGGAGGATATTGTTATCTCCATGCTCGATAATGGTAGTGGCCAGATGCAAGAGGCTTTTGTTAACGTGAATATATATGTTCCTGATTATATCCGGGATGGTCAGGCAGAAGAGAATACCATCCGATTGCGCGAGCTTTGCAAGATGTCTTATGAACTTCTGTTTAATTGCCGAGGTGCTGGCTTTCGGGTTGATTCCAAAGGCTCCAAACAGCGTGTATTAGAAGTGAGCGGTAAAGACGAGCACTTCATCAATAATAAATTATTAATTCAAATATCTAACGAATAAAAGATTATGGCACAATTATCATGGGGTAAACCCTCAATTGAATTCGGCAAGTGCGGTGCTGATGGCGCTGCACCAACGACATGGACTAAGTTACCGTATGATCCGGTAGAAAACTCTACAAAGTTGACACCTACCAAAGGTGAGAAGAAAGAAGCTAAAGTCGAAGGCGGTGAGAATGAAGCTGTTAAGTATGCAAAGAACACTTATACGTTTGAGTTCGAAATTCGTGCTGCTAAAGGACGTACTAAACCTATTGAAGACGAAGATGGGGTAGTCGCAGATGAGTATGCTTTCCGTTTGACACCGGAGAATCCTGAATGTGAGGGGTTCTTGATTGAACGCTCTACTGTGTCAGTAGAAGATACATTTGACACGGCTGAAGGTAAGAAGTGGAAGTATACGGCTGATGTCTTGAAACCAGCTACGGGTAATCAAGTAAAACCATATACAGCACCTACTGCTCCAGAGGGTTGAGAATATTGTTTTTAAAAGAGTGCTGTTAAAAGCACTCTTTAATTATTCAGCATTATGAAAGATAAAGAATTGCTTGAAATGAACATTGCTGATACCATCATTGAGAGACCTATTGGTTTCAATATTGGTAGTCAGCAATTTTATTTATATCCCCCTACGTTGGGGATGACTTATCACCTTGCAGGATTGTTCAAGAGTTTGGAAGCTGATGCTAGATTGGTATCTACTAATCCATATTTGGAAGCCATTCGATTATGTACTGAAAAGAAAGAGGTTGTTTGCCGAATACTGTCTAACTTTACGTTCAACCGGAAGGAGGATGTCTTTGATAGTGTTAAGATAGAGGCGCGGACAAAAGAGTTTTCTGAATTGGAAGTAGAAGAGCTTGCTACCATGTTTACAATCGTTCTATCCGGAGATAATACAGAAGAGTTTATCAAGCACTTCGGGATAGATAAAGAACGCTTAGAGCGTAACAGAATAGCCGCAGTTAAGAAAGATAATAGTAGTATTACTTTCGGTGGCAATAGTACCTATGGAACATTGATAGACTTTGCCTGTCAGCGTTACGGATGGACGATGGATTATGTCGTATGGGGAATCAGTTATACCAACTTGAAGATGCTTATGGTTGATGCTATTACTACTATCTATTTGAGTGAAGATGAACGAAAACTACTTGGAAAAGGTGCAGGAGAGGTGATAAATGCAGATGATCCGAGAAATAGAGAACTAATTAGGGAGATGATTAGAGAGTAAATTAAAAGCCGGAATGAATCCAGCTTTGCTGATATTTATTGCTTTTATATCGTAAAGATTTTATTAATCTGGTTTTAATGCATTAAAAATATCTTCGGTTGGATATTATATTAAGAAAACGAGAAAAATGCTTTATAATTATCTTATAACAATGTTCATTCCATTTTTTTTAATCTATTCATAGGGTAGTAAAGTTTGAGTAAAAAAAGGCAAATACATGGAATGAGAGATAAAATGATGGAAAGAAAAATCCATCCCGATACATTATAATGATTTTCTGCAGTAAAGAAATAATGTATCCATACATTTATCATATTTTGCAATTTTTGATGTGCTGTCTGAGGATTATCTGACATATAGGTATATTCATCATATTCATTATTGAAATGGATATTTTGGGCATGTAATTTAATGGTTTTGTATGAAACAAGTAAGGTAGAGTCTATTGTTCTAATATGATTGTCTTGGACATTTTTATTATCATATTTTAAAAGTATAAGTGCTTTTTCAAGTTTTACCATTTCGTTGATTTCATTTTTGATTTTGTCGGAAAATTTACATGGACTTTCGTTGATTAAACTTAAATAAGATTTGGTTAATCTGATGTCATTTTGTACTATGTCGATTAGATTTTTATTATAGAACAAAGAATGAGTACATGTTGGAATTAAAAGTATTGCCCATATCATATAAAAGCTAATGCTGGAGATGATTAATTTGAGGCTATATTTAGAATGTTGCTTTCTAAAAATGCCTTTTAATAAGCCTACTTCTCCTATAATCATCATTATAAAGAATGACGCAATAATAAACAGATTAATTACAAATGGGAAAGTCGGTATGAGCATGGTAATAGACTTTGCTGATAACCAACAACAATATGCAAATGACAGTAATAAAATAATAGGTACAGTTACTGTTCCTGCAAATAGAATGGTATCATTTGAAGAATCTTCAGATAGAGATGTAACATTATTTTTATTTCTGTTGTTGGCTTCTATTATGTACCTATCGATATCATTACTGATTATAATTTGTAGTTCTTTTTTATCGTTATATTCACAATAATACTGATGAAGTGAATTCATGCGTGCTTTTAGTTGTTCAATATCCGGATTGGAAATATTATCGGCTTTTCGGCAATATACATAAATTTGTGGGCGGTTGTTTTCTTTAAAGCTATTATATGCTATATCAAATTCATCCATAGTGATCCCACCTACATAATCATCAAATATAAAAATTATGCCATCTGCTTCGTTGCGAATAAAATTATTATAATCAGCTTGTCTTCCTATGTTGTCTTTCGTGAGAGATGTTTGGAAGTCTTCGAAAGTTTTTACAATACAAGGCTTTTCCCATTTATTTTGCATTTTCCCAAAAATTACACGACAAAGATCGCGCTCATCTTGCAATGCTTTAGAACCTGCTATAAACCATTTTATTGTGTCGTTCATAATTTTACAAGTATTTATGTTTTGGTGATATCACTAAAAATCTATATTTTTCTTCCTCCATCTTAAACATCTTCCCACAGTTGTGGCAGATATTTTTTGTATATGTCTTTAGTCACAAACTGATGTTGCTAAGAAATTATAAATCATCAATGAATTTAACGGCAAATTCACGATCTAATTGGGTAAATTCAATATATTCCCTTATCGCTTGTTCTGCATATCCTTTTTCTTTTAATATTTTCCATTTACGCAGATGTTGTTTGAAGTCATTATTGTTTTCATTCATGACCGGAAGCTCCTCTTTAGGAGCTTCTTTATAGAGCTGCGCTAGTTTTTCTTCTTTTTTTTCGAATATTACAGTTTGCTTGGCTTCTTGTTTTTTTTCGTTTTGTGTGTTTGATTTATTGATTTCTTCTATTATTTTGTTTATACCCCAAATAAGTCTGTCGCTTTTTTCTTCATACATTTTCTTTAGTTCACTAACATTATTAGTCATTCCCCATACTTTGAAAAATAGGATAATTTGGAGGATACCGAATACAATAATAATGATAGATACGATGTTCATTGTTGTTTCCATGGTGATTTATTTTTTAAGTTGTCTTGCAAAAATACCTTAAATACCAATCATTCCAAACTTTTTCACAACAATCTTTGTCTTGTTGCATATCAAACTATTTGAAAAGTTCTTTTTACATCACATTTGTCTACTTTTATCTCGAATCTTTCGTTGAAGTCTTTGTGTTGAAACAAGTTTGAAAGGTTGTTGATTTTTGATTAATAAAATAGAGTATATGGGAAACTTACATTTCGATGCGACATACAACAATGAAGAAGTAATGCGAAAAATTCGTGAGTCTCAAAAGGCTTTTGTAGAACTTGGAAATTCGGCTGAAACTCAAGGGCGGAGAATTGATGCAGCATTTGAAAAGATTTCGTTGAAAAGTCTTGAACGCGTGCAACAAATAATGAAGAACTTCCCTAATGAAGTGCAGGGTATTTCATCATTTCAAAGGCAAATTGATGGACTTGAAAAGCATATTGAGCGAGTAAACCAGAGAATTGCGAGTGTTGGCAATGGCAAGTTAGGCTCTACTTTTAGCGATGTTTCAGGCAATGTCAATATCGGCAATGTCTTGAAAGAACAGGTTTATGTCGGCGCTCAGGCTGTCAATACCTTAACTGAAAAAATCATCAAACAGAAGGTTTTGATAAAGGATATTGAACATGATGTTCGGACACTTGGCGAAGCATATAAAAAAGCAGGAGAAGGCACAACTAAGAAAAATGCTTTGTTTGCTGATTTTAAAGGTGCAAAAAGTGCATTACAGGAGGAAAAGAACGCATTGTTCGAATTTCAAACTCAACAAGCGCAAGCTCGTTTGTCAGTGCGTAAATTAAAAGACGAACAAAAGCTATATCAGAAAGAAACAGAAACAGTGGTAAACGCAAATGAAAAGATGTCTCTGTCTTTCGGGAAATTGTTAGGTGTTATTGGGGGCGTTGCAGCTCTGAAGAAATTAGGCTCTGAAATAATCCGAGTGCGTGGTGAGTTTCAGTCTATGCAGACAGCAATTGAAACAATGGTTGGAAAAGATGTTGCTAGTCAAATCATCCCCCAAATTAAAGAATTAGCAAAAATATCGCCTCTTACTTTGACTGATATGGTAGGTGCTGAAAAAATGATGCTGGGTTTCAATATTCAAGCAGAGGACACTATCAAGTACTTGAAAGCCATTAGTGATATTTCCATGGGGGAATCCAGTAAGTTCAATTCTCTTACCTTAGCTTTCTCCCAAATGTCCGCTGCTGGCAAGCTGATGGGACAAGACCTTAACCAAATGATCAATGCCGGATTTAATCCACTGCAAACCATTTCCGAAAAGACAGGAAAGTCTATTGCTACATTGAAAGATGAAATGTCCAAGGGGGCTATCTCCGCTGAAATGGTACAGCAGGCGTTTATTAATGCTACTTCTGCCGGTGGCAAGTTCTTTGGAATGTCCGAGAATGCCTCTAAGACTATCAACGGTCAGCTTTCAATGATGCAAGATGCTATGGATAATGCTTTCAATGAGATGGGGCAAAAGTCGGAAGGTATAATTATGCCTAGTATTCAATTGACTACTTCCCTGATAGAAAACTATGAAACTATAGGCAAAGTGCTTGTAGGAATGATTGCCACCTATGGAGTTTATAAAACCGCTCTTATCACGAACATTGCATTAACTCATAGCTGGACAGTAGCTGCACGAGCTGATGCAGTCGCCAAAGGAATACAGACTATTGCAACTAAAGCGCAGACCGTAGCTCAACTAGCCTTGAATGCTGCAATGAAAGCAAATCCTTATGTTTTGGCTGCAACCTTAATTGTTGGCGCAGCAACCGCAATGTGGGCTTTACATGATTCTACTACTGCAGCGGAAAGGGCTCAAAAGAAATACAACAAGACAAAAGCAGATTCTTTACAGAAAGAAGAAGAACATAAATCCAGGTTAGAGAACTTAATAGCAACCATTCAAAACGAATATACCTCTTCCATGAACAGAGTGAAGGCTATAGAGGCCATAAAAAAAGAGTATCCTTCTCTGTTTCAAAAATACATAGACGAAAAAGGGCATATTAAAGACCTTATCGGATTATGGAAAGAGTATAATGAGGAAGTTACCAAAAATAAGGTAGAGACAAATAAAAAGAATCTTAGTGACTCTACAGCGAGGATTGAAGAATATGAGAAGATGTTATCACTATGGAAGAAGTTAGGTGAAAATCCTTATTATCGCAAGAAAAGACTATCTAAGGAAGAGCTCGAATTGGCTGAAAAATACAAAGGAGAAACAGAATCTTCTTTAAGAAGAAAATTGGAACTCACAAAACCGTCAAGAGACTTGTATCAGGAAGATGTTCGTTCTGATGAGCTAGCACAATGGCAACTTGATTTAAAGAAATCCACAGATATTCAAATTAAAACAGAACTTGAGGAGATGAAACGACTCCAACAAGCTCGAAAAAACAATAAACGGTATTCTTTAAATGTAGGAATTGGCTCAATGAAAGGCTCAACTACGGAGAGTGAATTAGCTAATAGGATAGCTATCCTTCAATCCGAATACGACTCACGGAGTAAGACCACCTACAAAGTAGATTATGAAAAAGCCAAGAAAGAATGGGATGAAGCCAAAAAAGCTTTATCTGAGATAGAAAAAGATAAGTTCAAGTTCACTTCAAAACAATATGAAGAAGCAAAAAAACGGGAAGAAACGGCTGAAAAGGCATATAAAAAACTTGGTGGTCTGACCGGAAGTAAACTTACAAAAGAAGAAACCCAAGCTGAAAAACTCCGTAAAGAAACAGAGAAATACAAGCTTCTTCTCGATAAGCAAGGGTTAGAGCGTCAACGCCAACAAGAGGACATGGAAACTCAACTTTCCCAATCCAAGATTGACGCCATGTCTGACGGCTTCCTCAAAGAAAATTCTCAAAGAGAACTCAACAACAAGAAAGAAATCCAAGCCCTCCAACGCCAAAAGGAAGATTATATCCGTGCCTATATCCAAGCAGAGAAAGAAAAGTTCGATGCTGAAGAGGAATTGAAAGCACAACGAATCAAGGGATATAAAAAACAAACCTTCAACACTTCTACCGTTAAGGTAAATACTTCTAAGTATGATGAAGTGATTGAAAACACCAAAACTAAACAAGGTATCGATGAATGGCAGAAACGAGAGGACGCCATGAATGAATATTTATTGAAATATGGTACGTTCTCCCAAAAGAAAGAAGCCATAGACAAGAAGTACCGTGCTGCTATGGATAAAGAAACAACATTCGGTGGAAAGGGTGTAATTCAAAAAGAATGGGATGAAGCATTAGCAAACCTTGATCTAAGTAAGCTCAAAGAGGATATAAATTGGGAAATGATCTTTGGTGATTTGACTAAAGTAACGAAAGACCAATTGAACAAGATAAAAAAACAGCTTCAAGAGTTTAAGAAGTCTCCCGAGTTCCAAAATGCCACTCCAGAACAGATACAAGTAATTGAAACTGCTATCAATTCCATTAATGATGCTTTGGTTGATAAAGGCGGATTTTTCGGGGGATTGGCTAATTCTCTTACTGAATATGAAGGCACAGTATACAAAGTAAAAGAGGCACAGGAGGAATTGGAAAAGGCCTTGAAATCTGGTGATGAAGCTGCAATTGAGAAAGCGAAGAAGAAAAAGAGCGCAGCAGAACAGAATCAAGCTAATGCACAGACAAATGTAGAAAAGTCCAAAGATAAGGCAATAAGTAATATTACTGCTGTAGCTAATGCTATGACACAGTTAGGAAGTGCTGAATTTAGTTTAAGTAGTTTCGGAAGTGCTGTTGGTGGTTTGGTAGATGCTTTAAGTGAATCAGGTAGCAAAATTGGAGGTATTATAGCTGCCATTCTTTCTCTCCTTGATGAGTTTGGAAAAGATGGTGGGGTAGAGTTTGGCAAAAACATTGTGAATAATGTTATAAGTGCCATTGGTGGTACTATAGAAGTCCCATTTAAAATGTTAGGAATTGATTTAGGGCTTGGAGGTGCTAACTATACTGAATATAATGAAATGGTAGCAAAGTACGATACATTGCTTGATGTGTGGGATCAGCTTCTTGATAAGAAGAAAGCTTATATCAAAGAATCATATGGTATTGAAGCGACTAAGGTAGGGCAAGAAGCTCTGGATTTATTAAATTCCGAGAGGAAAATAACAAGGGAGCTAGCTAGTTCTCGATTGGATGCAGGTGCAAGTGCTGGCAGTCATTCTATGAGTTACCGTATGTGGAAAGGTTCCTATGATTACGAAGGAACTAACTGGAAAGATGTGGCTGGCAATATATCTAAATCCCTTGGCGGTGTTGACTTCAATAGTATGTGGAGTATGCTTGATATGTCAGCAGAACAGTTGGAATGGATTAAGATTAATTACTCTGGGTTGTGGGCAAGTATGGATGGTGATTTCAGGGGTTATCTTGATGACATTATTCAATATGGAGATACTGAAAAGGAAATTCTTAAGTCTATTAATGAACAGCTTACCCAAACATCTTTTGATAGCTTATTTGATAGCTTCTTGAATACCCTTATGGACATGGATTCTTCTTCAAAGGACTTTGCTGATAACTTTGAAGAATACATGAGAAAGGCTATTTTCACTTCAATGTTTGCCAAAAACTATGAAAGTGCCTTGGAGGAATGGTATGAGGCTTTCGCTGAAGCTAATAAAAAGAAGGAGGGGATTACAGAAGATGATGTTAAGAATCTAAGAATTGGATGGGATAACATTGTAAACGGTGCATTATCAGACCGCGAAGCTTGGGAGAAAATAGTAGGTAGCTCTGGTTCTGAATCATCACGTGAAGCTTCAAAGAAGGGTCTTGCAACGGCTTCACAAGATTCTGTTGATGAACTTAACGGACGCTTTACAGTCATTCAGGGACATACCTACGAAATCAACAGTAGTGTGAAAGTCATCCAGTCGGATACAGCGAAGATTGCCGAAAAATTATCATTCCTTACCAACATGGACAAGAATATGAGCGACATGGTTAGAGGGCATGATATAATCGTAGCCCATCTTTCTAACATTGAAGGGTATACAGCAAATCTTGTTGATATTAGACAATTCATGTATTCTATGAAATTAGGGATTGATTCACTTAACACTAAAGGGATAACACTTAAGCGATGAAAGGGCAATTACTAATAGACAGAACAGATGCTTATACCAGCTTGGGTATATGTGTTACAAGGGGAAGTTATAATAATCTTGTAGCATTTCCTGCCATGAAGGAACCAGATAAGAATGATTGGCCGGAGGAGGATGGACAAGAATTCGATCTTTCTTGTCCTGCATTGGATACGGCCGAAGTAAGCATTGAATTTGCGTATATAGGCAGTTTGGGTATTGGTGGATTGATTGATATACTTTCTGACTTAAGCTATCATGAATTTTACTTTCCCTTAATCGGCAGGAGTCATAAGTTACGTCTGTCTTCCCAAAGCAGCTATGTTATTAATCCAGGTCTTGAAGTTGCTAAATTTATTTTTAGTAACGACTTCCCCCGAGAAGTCGATTATAAATACCAGGAGCCCGTAAATGAGCTTCCAATGCCTAAAGGTTACGAGATTGATGACAAAGACTTGTCCGATTATGGCGTAATAGTTCTTCCAGGTAGTAATGCCGAGATATTGAAAACTCCGGCAGTAAAAAAGAACCTATTGCAGAATTTCAAACGTCAAGATGGAGCAATCTATGACGGTGAAGTTGTGAAATTCCAAACCAAAGAAGTATCTCTCAAATGCCTGATGCGGGCCGGGACGATTGAAGCGTTCTGGCGTAATCGCAATGCCCTACTCTATGATCTCACAAAACTGTCTGCTAAAGTCGATGATGAAGGATATGAGTATTCCGACGCGGAACGTATATTTTATTGTGATGAATGGAGTGAAAGCTATCCCTGCTATTATAAAAGTTGTCAGACGAATGATTTCATGCTAAATAATGGTGTATGGTGGGAGTTCACTTTGAAACTCGTTTTTACCAGCTTCCGGATCGGAGAAACAGAGTTCTTACTTGCATCCGAAGCGGGTGAGTTTATCATAACAGAGGATGGAGAATTTTATATAGACTTAAATTGATTTGCTATGCCATTAAAGAAGAAAAAAATATCAGAATTAGATGAAGCCCAGAACATGAAGGGCTTCTTTACCATCGGTTACCGGATAGTAAACGGTGTCAAAACGAGCTTGAAATTCGGGCTAGAGAAGATTCAGACGGCATTAGATAATATGCTCAAGGCTACGAGTGATGCACAAACAGCAACTACCGATATGCGACAATTAGAGGCTACCGTTGAAGGGAATGAATCAGCTCGTGAAACTGCTGAATCCCGTCGTAATACTTCCGAGCAATCCAGGCAGACAGCCGAAACGAATCGTTCCCGTGAAGAACAAGCTCGGGAAGCTGCTGAATCAGTACGTATCACTAATGAGAATGCCCGTAAAACAGCCGAAACTTCCCGTTCCACTGCTGAAAATACACGGGATAATGCAGAAAAGAAACGTGTTACTGCCGAAGGTACACGAGAAGCTAACGAGCAGGTTAGAAAGAATGCTGAAACAGCGAGAGGCAATGCCGAATCCGAACGTGTGACTAATGAGAATGCACGCAAATCTGCCGAAACTTCCCGTGTGTCCGAAGAAGATAAAAGAAAGACTTCCGAAACAGAACGTGTTACGGCTGAAACCGGACGTTCCTCTGCTGAAAATATCAGAAAGCAAAATGAAGATGCGCGTAAGACAGAAGAAGCGGCCCGCGTAACTGCTGAAGATAAACGGGTAATTGCTGAATCCGGACGTGTTGATACAGAAGCTGAACGTGTCTCGGATGAACAAACACGTAAAAGTAATGAAGATGCACGCAAGACCGCTGAAACAGGTCGTTCTTCTGCTGAATCGGAACGTGTGAAGGAAGAAGACAAACGAAAAACTGCGGAGAGTGGTCGTTCTACCGCTGAATCTACCCGTGTTTCTGCCGAGGATAAGCGGAAAACAGATGAAGCGACAAGAGAAACAAATGAAACCTCACGTGTAGTTGCCGAATCTGAACGTGTTACCGTCGAATCTGAACGTGTATCTGCCGAAACTGCCCGCAAGTCAGCGGAGGCAGACCGGGTGTCAGAAGAAAGTAAGAGAAACGCTGCTGAAACCGAACGTGCCACGGCTGAAACTTCCCGTTCGTCAGAAGAAGATAAGAGAAAGCAGAATGAAGATGAGCGTAAAACCGCTGAAGGTACTCGCGGATCAAATGAGACTAAGCGTGTAAATGCCGAAACGGAGCGTGTCGAAGCAGAGTCTCAACGCAAGTCAGAGTATGCCGGTATTGTGCAGGAAATGACGCAAGCAACAGAAGAAGCCACCGGACAGATTGCTCTTGTCAAGCAATTAACAGATGATGCGAATGCAGCTAAAAATGCATCTGTTGAGCAGACGGCTCTTGCAAAGAAAGCTACAGATGCGGCTAATACTGCGGCTGGTAGTGTTAATGCAGCTAAAGATGCTGCAACTACTGCGGCTGCAGGGGCCAATGCTGCCAAAGCTGAATCAGAAGCTCAAACCGCCTTAGCGAAGAAAGCGACAGATGAAGCAAATGCGGCTAAAAATGCATCTGTAACACAGACAGGATTAGCAAAAAAAGCGACTGACGATGCGAACGCTGCTGCATTGGCGGCTAACAATGCGGTTTCAGGAGTTGACGCAAAAGTGAAAGCTGCAGTCGATGCGCTTGTTGCCGGTGCTCCGGATGCTCTCGATACACTTATTGAGTTAGCGAACGCACTTAACAATGATCCTAACTTTGCTACGACGATGGCAACAGAGCTGGGAAAGAAACTTAATATTTCTGATATTGTTAATAATCTGACAAGTGGAGGGACTAATAAAGTCCTTTCTGCCGAACAGGGAAAGGCATTGAAAGCAGCTCTGGATACACACAACCATGATAGCAGATATGAACTGATAATCACTAAACTTACAGCCTTTAATAAGAATTTTGGGACTAGTGCTGGGACCGTGTGCGAGGGTAACGACGCCCGGTTAAGCAATGCAAGAACTCCGTTAGCTCACACGCATAAGAAAGCGGATATTAGCGACTTCCCAACCTCGATGCCGGCAAGCGATGTACCTGCATGGGCGAAAGCAGCTTCTAAGCCAGCCTATACAGCAAGCGAAGTAGGTGCATCTCCATCTAATCACAATCATGCAGGTACATACGAACCTACATTCACTAAAAACTCTGCCTTTAATAAGAATTTTGGTAGTGCAGAAGGAACCGTATGCGAGGGAAATGATGCCCGGTTAAGTGACACACGTGTACCGAAAGCGCATACTCACAAGAAGTCTGAAATAAGTGATTTTCCAACTTCGATGCCAGCAAGCGATGTACCTGCATGGGCGAAGGCTGCAAGTAAACCATCCTATACAGCTTCCGAAGTTGGTGCGTCTCCGTCGAATCATACTCATACTGGGGTCTATCAGCCAGCAGGAAGTTATGCAGCGAGTTCGCATAAACACGGAGCAACGGATATAACTCCTGATGGTACTCACCGCTTTGTTACTGACACGGAAAAAGAGACCTGGAACAGTAAAGCTGCGGGAAACCATAATCACGATTCAGTATATCAACCTAAAGGTAGCTATGCACCGTCTTCTCATAAACATGCAGCAACTGACATTACGGACGATTCTACACATCGTTTTGTCACAGATTCGGAAAAGTCAACTTGGAATAGTAAAGCGGCAGGAAACCATAACCATTCAGGAGTATATCAACCGGTTGGTAATTATGCACCTGCTTCGCATAAGCATGCAGTGTCAGAAATAAATGAAGATACCACACACAGGTTTATGACGGACGAGGAACGGGAAAAACTGGACGGAATAGCGGCAGGAGCCAATAAATACACACATCCGGACAAACACCCGGCGAGTATGATTGAAGAAAGCACGTCAAGAAAGTTTATGACCCAAGACGAAAAAACGCTACTAAGTTCTCTCGGGACTACGTATGCTTTAGCTGATCTATCGAACGCAATGAGCGTA